CGCCATCGCCGAGAGGCCCAATTCACGGCCAGACAAGACCGTCGACAACACGGCTTCAGGCGTGCCGTAGGCGCTGAACAGGCGCGCCTTGAACAGCAACTGCGCCAACTGCACGGCCTGGTTCATGGACTGCGGCTCGAGTTGCCGTTCGTAATCGGCAGTGACTGGCGCCAGTGACAAGCGCGATGCTGGGGCCGGCGAGACGTCTGGTTCGGGCTGCGGTGTGGGAGCTTTGGGTGCGACGCGGCGCGCCACATCGGCCACAAAGGCGCCGAGGGCATCCGTCGCCTGATCGGCCGTCAATTCCTGCTCGATCGTCGGCATCGCTTCGTTGATATCAGTCATGATCGGATCCTCACTATCCGTGGGCACGCGCTCGGTGAGCACGGCGGCTAAGTCAATCGGCGCATCCTCGCGCAACGTCAACAACGCGCGCACCGTCGGCAGGCGTTCAGCGAAGGCGAGTAAGGCTGTCGCTTGCGCTGGCTTCACGGCGTTCAGCTCGACTCCGGAATGAAGGACGGTATACAAGTCATCCAGATTCCCGAATTGCGCCAGCAACGCCGCGGCTCCCTTGGCTCCGATGCCTTTGACGCCAACCACGCCGTCGGACGCATCGCCAACCAGCGTCAGATAATCGCGGACCTGATCCGGCGTCACGCCGAACTTCTCCTTCACGGCGGCTGGATCCATCACGTTGCCCGTCACCGGCGACTTCACACTGACGTGCTCCGTCACCAGCTGCAGCAAGTCTTTGTCCGCCGAGACGACCAGCACCGGCCAGGCGCCGACTCTCGCCTGTGCCGTCGCACTCGCAATCACGTCGTCGGCTTCAAAGCCTTCCGCCATCCACTGCGGATAGCCGTCCGTCTTCAGCGTCTCCAGCGCAATCTCGCATTGATGAAAGAAGGGCGCCGGCTTCGATTCGCGCGCCGCTTTGTACGTCGCGTCCATCTCTTTGCGAAACGACGTCGGCGAATCCAAGCACAAGGCCACGTGCGGCTGGCCGCTCGCCAGGGCGCGCACCTTCGCGATGATGCCGATGGACGTCGCGTCCGGATTCGGATCATTGCTCGCCATGTGCCAGACAGGATGGGCAATGGATGAGAAGTCGATGAGGACGATCGTCGGTTTATTCACCGTCGGACTCCAAGCTCGCCAGAAACGAATTCAAGCAATTGTCGGAACAGAAGTAGTAATCCCCGCGCCGCGTCACGAAGAGAATCGGCTGCGGATGGTCGATGTCGTTCCCGCAGGTATCGCAGATGTGCCACTCGGGCGCGAGGCTGTCGTCCGTCTCGGCGTCCGGCTGATCGGCAAAGCGGCTCATACGGCCTCCGCAGAAAACTCAGTGAGTTCCAAGCCCAGCGTCATGATGGCGTAGGCATTCGCCGCGGTCAGGCTGTCGAACGTCTGCGCAAAACGGCGGTCCTCCGTCCAATGCAGGTTCGGCGAGGCGAAGACGCCAGACGTCAGACGCACGGCATACTGCGTGCGCGCGGCCTTGACCAGTGCGGCTTCCGTCCGCGCCAAGGCTTTGGCTGTTTCGAAAAAGTGCCGTGAGATGTTGTCCATGGAAGAGAGCTTACACCTAAGCGCTTAGGCTTGTCAAGTGCCCTCACCGGGCGACGCCGAGGAGCCGACAAATCGCCCAGGCGAGTCGCGACGTGTGCCGATACACGGCTTTCCGGATGATTCGCTGCGGGAGGCGCCCGCGCGCTACGGCATGCATATCGCCAAGCGCACGGGCAACCTGATACAACGCGCGTCTCATTGCACGGAGTCCGCGCCGTGGGCCGTGTCTTTCAATGCCGACATCGCCATCAAGATCGCGTCGACTTTCGTTTCCAACCCGAGAGCTGCCGCGATGACACGCGCGCGTCTGAGCACGCTCGCCGCCCGCTCGCATTCACTGATCAGACTTTGCCGCGCCGCGTCTGGATTTTCACGCAGCGTATCGAGGCTCGTGTACCCTTGCTCGTTGCCCAACCGGCTCGGGTCTGGCACGTAGAACGGCGCCTTGATGGTGATGTCGTTGACGACCATCTGCACCTGCACGGTGCGGATCAGGACGCGCGCCTGATCGAGCCAGTAGTGCTCGGCGGCTTTCTGCACGTCCCAAGTGAAATGCTTGTGCAGTGGGCTGTCCGGTCGTTTGGCGTCGTTGACGACGCGCTCTGGCGTCAGACGCCCGTCGAGTTCAAGAAATTTCAGATGCTCACGCACGACTTTTGAAATACGCATGTGCCCCACTCCTTCATTTGTTGTTGTTGCCGGCCCAGACATGCCGCGTCTCACCACGTCATTGCTAACCTCGCCTCGCCAGTCCTCGTCTGCACTGCCTTGTCTTGCCAGACGTTATCGGGTCATTCCATGCCACGCCAAAACCCGCCCCACGTCACCGCGCCCGACCACGCCTCGCCTGCCGTGTCTCACCTCGCCAGATCAAGCCATAGCTCGTCGTGTCTTGTCGTGCCAATCCCCACCACGTCTGCCATGCCCGATCTGACCCAACCTCACCAGATCGACCCCACCGCGTCGGACCATGTCTGCCGTGTCTCGTCACGCCTCACCGGACCCGACCAAGCGTCACCGCACCAGATCTAGTCTCACCGCGTCTGCCACGCCATACCCAACCATGCGCCGCCGTGCCGTGCCGGACCCCAACACGCCCCGTCGCACCTCGTCTGCCGTGTCTCGCCTGACCCAGTCGCTCTCTACCCAGCCTGATCTGGTCGCACCGGGTCTCACCGTGTCCGCCTGCCTTGTCTTGCCCAGCCTCGCAGCACCTCGCCAAGGCGTGCTGTGTCTCGCCGCGCCGTGACGCATCTGCCGTGCCAATCTCGCCTTGTCCTGTCCGGCCTTGCCTTACGCCACACCCTTCAACTGCCGATGCTTCAGTTCCGTATCGAACCACGCCAGTAACGACATCGTCTCGTCGTCGTACGCCGACGGCGCCTCGATCGCCGCCAACTGCGCGGCCCGTCCCCCGTTCTGCACGATCTCGAGAAACGTCGGATCGTCTTTGTCGACAATAGTGAACTGTCCGTACGACATCGCGCCCTTCTCAGGCCGTCCATCGCCGACGCCCGCCGTGAACCCCGATGCGCCCAACAGGTTTGCCACCGCTTGCATCCGCATCAACGGCTGCACGAACGTCACCGTCAGCTTGCACGCCCACTGCGGCAGAATGGCGCGCGTCCGAATATCAGGCGTCCGATTCATGTCGGCCGACCGCACGGTCGTCATGAACAACTGCGGCACCCCGTAGATGCCGACCATGTCGCCTTCGACATACACGAGCCGACCAATCTGCGCCTTCTTCGCGCCTGGCAGATCGAGCGCGGCCGTCTTCATCGCGCCCTTGAAGGCCGTGGCGAGGATGGCAATAGCTGTCGGCGCCGCCTCGTTGCTGAGCAGATAGGGCGACGATCGATATTCCGTCAACGGATCGTGCTTGAGTGTCGTGGCGCGTTCCATCGCGTTCTTGCGCCCGCGAGGCAAGAGCAGCTCGTGCTTCGCCTTCTCGGACATGCGGTTGCAGATCATCGGCGATCGGCCGAGGATGTAGAACTCTGCGCGGCCCTGTGAGACTTCGATGATGTCGACGCTGTCGGATGTCGGTGTCTTCGGTTTCATGTCGCTGTCCTTTGCTTGAAAAAGTTATCGCTTCTGCCTGCCACGCCTAACCTACCGTGCCCGGCCCCACCACGTCTGACCTCGCCTGCCCTGTCGCGGTCGCACCCAACCAATCCCAGTCCCGCCATGTCTGCCCCGCAGTGCCAAGTCATTCGCCACCAGGCCATTCCGAAGCTCGCCATGTCCCACCGTGTCTGCCGCGTCTTACCTAGCCCCGCGTTGCCAAACCCGACCACGCCCGGCCAAGTCTCTCCACGTCGGCCAAATCACGCCTCGTCGCTCCGCGTCAAAACTAACCTCACCAAATCACGCCGCGCCTTGACTGAATCAGTTGTAATCGAAGTGTTTCGGTTTGTCAAGTCACGATTTGGATTTCACGGCAGGCGTCGGCTTGCTGCGCGGTCGTCCACCTAATTTCCCATTGCGTCGGCACGCCGCTGTCTTCGCGGGACTCGTCACGCGCCCACCAATTCTGCCGAGCGCTTGTGCATGAATGTTTTTGGCCATAGTTATGGGAAGCCTAATCGAATCGGTTTCGTCTGTCAACGGTGTCTATGTGTGGTAGGTCTCAGCCGTGGAGACGCCCGCATGTTGCGGTTGCGATTCGCGCGCATTCGTTCCACACTAGCCGCCGTGCTGACGAACAAAGAAGCGACGTTGCAAAGTGTCGTCGAACATCTCGCCGCCGACGTCGCGGCCCTCGAACAAGAAGTCGTCGTCTATCGCGAAATGGTCCAGATCCTGATGGCGCAGAACGCCGAACTGCTCAAACAACACGCCGCGCTGCGCCAGCAAATCGCCGACCGCCGCGACGAAATCCAACGCTACGTCGCCACGCAGATGCCCGCGTGACGCCGCTGGCCATCGACCTCTTCTGTGGCCTGGGCGGCTGGACGGAAGGTCTACTGCGTGCGGGCTATCGCGTCATCGGGTTCGACAACGAGCAGCACATCTACGGTGAGGCCCGGTATCCCGCGCAGCTCGTGATCCAGGACGTCCTGACGCTGCATGGTTCGCAGTTCAAGGCGGCGGCGCTGATCGTCGCGAGTCCCCCGTGTCAGGCGTATTCATATCGCGCGATGCCGTGGAAACGGGCGAAGGCCTTACCGACGCCGAGTAATGAACTCTTCGATGCCTGCTTTCGGATTCAGCGGGAAGCCTGCGAGGCGGCGGGGCATCACATCCCGCTGGTCGTGGAGAACGTCTGCGGGGCGCAGAAGTGGGTGGGGCGCGCACGGTGGCATTACGGGAGCTTCTACTTGTGGGGTGATGTGCCGGCGCTGATGCCGATGACGCTGAAGGCGATTAAGGGAGACGGGCGGAAACAGAAGGGCAGCGGTGCCGCCTGGTTCGACAACGGCATTTGCAAATCAGGCAGCGCGAGTAAGGCTCGCAAAGCCGCCTCCGCGCACATCGCCAAGATCCCGCTGGCCCTCGCCACGCATATCGCCCAGGCGTGGCATCCATGAGCCACGGGCTGCGCTGGACAGAAGAAGAATACGCCGCGTTTCGCCGTCGCATGGATGGCCTCGCACCTCCGCTCCCGCTGCCCTTGCGGCCCCATGCCCAGCCCTTCGATCGCTTCATGGAGCTCTGCGCCGCGGCCAAGCTCCCCATTCCCGCCCGCGAAGTGCTGTTCCTGGCCGACCGGGATTTCCGCGCGGATTATTGCTGGCCCCTGCAAAAAATCATCGTCGAACAGCAAGGCTTTCGCGACCATTCGACGCGCAAAGGGCTCCAGCGCGATTACGAAAAAAGCAATCTCGCGCAGGCGGCTGGATTCCGTTACTTCCAGTTCACGCCGAAGCAGCTCGCGATGGTCGAGACGATTGAGTGGCTGCGGGGACAACTGACATGACGCCGTATTACGACCATGCCGGGATTCAAATTTTCCACGGCGATTGCCGCGACGTCCTCGAAGAGTGGGAAGGCCTCCGCACCCAGAGCTTTGATCTGCTCCTGACAGACCCACCGTATGGGATCGGCGAGGCGAGAGGAAAGAACGCAAGCAGGGGCCAGCTAGCTCAGGCGACCGATTGGGGCATCAGCGATTGGGACGATATCCCGCAGGTGGAAGGCGTTGCCCGCGCGAGAGCAGTCAGCCGCTATCACATCATTTTCGGGGGGAATTACTATACGCTACCGCCCACATCGTGCTGGTTGGTCTGGGACAAAGATAACGGCGACACAGACTTCTCGGATTGCGAATTGGCATGGACGAATCTGCGGAAGGCCGTGCGGAAGCTCACCTATCGCTGGAATGGCATGTTGCAAGCTCCTGGTTGTCCCAAGGAGCTACGATTACACCCGACCATAAAGCCTGAGCCGGTCATGCGCTGGGCGTTGATGCAAGCCCCGCCAGGCGTGCGGACGGTGCTCGATCCCTTTATGGGCAGCGGCACGACGCTGGTCGCGGCCAAACGCCTCGGCCGGCAGTGCGTCGGCATTGAACGCGAAGAACGCTATTGCGAGGTCGCCGCCAAGCGTCTCGCGCAAGACGTCCTGCCGTTTGCGGACGACACCGTAGCAAACGAACGGACGCAGATGCCGTTGAGTTTGGTAGAGTAGTGTCGGCGGGCGCCCGGCCAGGCCCCTGTCGCGTCGTGCTTATCTCACGACACGAGCCCGCCGCTTCTCTCACACCTAGATAAGAGGTGCTTCCCATGAGTGATACTTCCTGGCACGTTCACCTGGACAAATCCGAGCGCGGCTTCCGTCCCACACTCAGTAATGCCGTCGCCGTCCTTCAACACGATCCAGCCTATGGCCCAGACGTTCTCTGGTATGACGAATTCCTCGATCGCGTCCTCACCCGCATCAATGGCGATGCCCCACGTGAGTGGCGCGACGATGACGACTATCGCCTCACCGTCTACATGCAACAAACCATCGGCATCCCGTCCCTCTCGGATATCATCGTCGCCAAAGCCGTCAAGTATGTCGCCCATCAACGCGTGAAGCATGTCGTCCGCGATTGGGTGCTGCCACTCCCGTGGGATGGCATCGACCGGGTGGACCATGCCTTCGAAGATTATTGGGGTGTCGACTGCAATGAGACGATGCCCTGCGAATATGTCCGCGCCGCCAGTCGCAATCTCTTTCTCGGGATGGTGGCGCGCATCCTGCGGCCTGGCTGTCAACTCGATACGATGGTCGTCTTCGAAGGCGCCCAAGGCATCGGCAAAACCTCCGCCCTCCGCGTCCTCGGCGGACCGTGGTACGCCCTCGCCCATGAATCCGTCACCCGGAAGGATTTCTTCGAAGCCCTCCAAGGCAAGTGGGTCATCGAAATCGGCGAACTCGACGCCTTCAGTCGCGCCGAAGTCACCCGCGTCAAAACCGTCATCAGCACGCCGAGTGACCGCTTCCGCGCCAGTTACGGCCACCGCGCGAATGACCATCCCCGGCAGTGCATCTTCGCCGGCACGACCAACCACGACGGCTGGGGGGCCGACGAAACGGGCCTCCGACGGTTTTGGCCCATTCGCTGCGGCGACGTGAACCTCGACGCGCTCGTCGCCTCACGGGATCAACTCTTCGCCGAAGCCCGCATCCTGGTGCTGGCCGGCGCGGAATGGTGGACGATGCCAGGCATGACACAGGCCATCCAAGCGGACCGCCAAGCCGACGATGCCTGGACCGACCTCATCTTCGCCGGCCTCGGCCTCGACACCGAAATCACCGTCGCCGAAATCCTCATCCGTATCCTCAAATTCGACGCCGCCCAAATTAACCGTGGTGACGAACTCAGGGTAGGACGAATCCTCAGATTAGCGGGGTGGACGAAGAAAAACCTGACCAGAAATCGAAAACAAGCCAAAAGATGGGTAGCACCAGAAAATGGGTAGACCAAGGGTAGACCGCGTTTTTCGCGTTTCTAGGCCTCTTTTCTACTTACTCTACCCACTACCCTTACCTACCCTATGTGGGTACAACGCACGCGTAACTGTATAAAACTCGATCTAGCCAGGGGTAGAGTAGGGTAGAGGGTAGAACAGCCACGATTCTCATTGACAGCCTAGGTCCCTTCGCCTCACACTCCATGCCAACGCCCCCATGACGAAAACCGTCTGCGACCGCTGCGGCACCGATGCCCTCGACACCGTCATGGCCAAAGCCCATATCCGCTACAACGACGAACAGACCACCACTTGGGACCTCTGCAAAGCCTGCCGTAAAGCCCTCGACAGTGCCCTCGCTGACGCCATGGCGGGCACACAGAAGCCTAAACCCGCAGACCCCAAGGTCCAGGCCACCCCCGACGTCAAAGCCGCGCCACGGCCCTCCTGAGGCCTCCCATGCCTGATGAGCCTGACCCCGTAAAAGAAACCCTTCCGAAAGCCCCCCGGCCCGGAGGCAAGTTTCGACCCGGCCAAGCCCCAGGCCCCGGCCGCCCCAAAGGCATCCCGAATAAAATCGCGTGGAAACAACGCGAAGTTGCAGCCCTCATCCTCGGCGAACCCGGCTCGAAGGCGTTTCAGGAATTCGTCGCGCATGAGCGGGAAGAATGGAAGGCCGGCACGATGCATCCTGGCGTCAAGGTGCTCTGGTTGCACTATCTGCTTGGTAAGCCCACGGAAACGATTGACGTGCATGGCGAGATTACCAGCATGAAAATCGTGCGTATGACGCTCGATGAACAGACGCTCGCCCACGAGACGATGCCCGCCGAATTGCAATCTGAACTCTTGCAGTTGCAATAGGGCATGTGAGCGGCCGCACCCTCGAAATTGTCCTCCCCACGCCGAAGGCGTATCTGCCGTTGCTCGCACCCCACAAGCGCTATCGCGGCGCGCGGGGTGGGCGCGGCTCGGCGAAGTCGTGGTTTTTCGCTGAACTGATCGTCGATCGCTTTCTCGAATATCCCCGTTTACGTGCGGTGTGCGTGCGCGAATTTCAGAAGTCGCTCGAGATGTCGGCGAAGCGGTTGATCGAAGATACGATTGACCGATTGGGCGTGGGCCAGTTCTTTCGCGTGCTGAATACGCACATTGAAACGCCGGCCGGTGGGGTCATTCTCTTTCAAGGCATGGCGACGCACACCGCCGAATCGATCAAATCGCTCGAGGGGTTCTCGCTGGCGTGGATTGAAGAAGCGCAGTCGTTATCGCAGCGGTCCCTCGACCTGTTGCGCCCCACGATTCGCGAGGAAGGGTCCGAGATTTTCGCCAGCTGGAACCCCGTGGCACCTGACGATCCGATTGAGCAGCTGCTGTGGAGCGACAATCGCCCCGATGACGTTGCGGTCGTGCATACGACGTATCAGAATAATCCGTTCTTTCCAGACGTCTTGCGCAAAGAAATGGAATGGGATCGGAAGCGGGATCCTGAGAAGTACGCGCACGTCTGGCTCGGCGGCTATGCGACTCGAAGCGAAGCGCGAGTCTTTAAGAACTGGAAGATCGACGAATTTGAGACGCCTGACGATGCCGCGTGCTACTACGGCGCGGACTGGGGCTTCTCGGTCGATCCGAGTGTACTCGTGCGCTGCTTCATCAAAGGGCGCCAGTTGTTCGTGGATTATGAAGCGTACCAGGTGGGCGTCGAGATCGACCACATTGGGTCGCTCTTCGACAGGGTGCCCGGTGCTCGTGCATCTGCTATCGTTGCGGATTCAGCGCGTCCCGAAACGATCTCCTACCTGCAACGCAACGGCTTCCCTCGGATGACGGCGGCGATCAAGGGCAAGGATAGCGTCAAGGAGGGCGTCATCTTCCTCCAGAACTACGATATCGTCGTGCACCCTCGGTGTAAACATACGATTGATGAATTCAATGAGTATGCCTATGCGACGGATACGAAGACTCAAAAGATGATCGACCCTCCACGCTTGGCGGACAAGAAGAACCATGTGATCGACTCGCTGCGCTACGCCGTCGAGAAGCTACGGAAGCCGGCGATGGGCTTGGTGTGGTGAAAAGGATCTGATGCCGAAATACGCACTGCTCGCGTTCGCCTTCCTCGTCGCGGTCTACGCCTACAGCAGCCCGATGCGCGCGCAAGAGCAGCAGCCGAAGGCGACGCCGACCGGCACGCCCGTGACGCAGGTACCTGGTACGCTGCCCGTGCTCGTGAAGGATTCGACGCCCGCCGTCGTGACGACCACAGTCCCGTCGCCGGCCTCGCCGTCGCATTATCCCGAGCAGATCATGTGGGCCGCGGCGATGGCGTATCTGATCGAGTGGCTGAAGAAGCAGACGTGGTTCCCGCTCAGCAAGGCGACGCCGGCGAACCTCCAGGCGACGTTCGGCTTCGTCGTCGCGCTGCTGACCGCAGCCGGCATTCACATCGCCGTGACGGGCAACCTGCTGAGCGACAGCGGGCTGTCGTTTAGCGTGACGGGGCTGACGGCCGACGCCATCAAGGACATCGGCTTTCAGTGGGTGTCGCAGCAAGGCTGGTACGACGCCCTGATCAAGGCGAAGGCATGACGCTGACGCGCGGCGAACTGGAATACCTGCTATTGCTGGCGACGCGCGAGCAGCAGCGGGCGCACGTGCACCAGCACGGCGTGTTGCATCCGGTGCTCTTTGCTCACTGCCAGCACGTCGACTGCGCGTTCGTGCACGGCATTCACGACCAACTGGCGCGGCTGTCGCGGTTCAAGAAGGGCCAGACGATTGCGATCGAGGGGACGCCATGACCTGGATGTTGTTCATGCTGCTCGCACAAACCCACGTGAGCCAATTTCAATGGGATCAGGATGGCCCTACCCTCGCCACCGTGAGTGCCTATACGTACAAAATCTACGCCGACGGCGCAACGACGGGCACGCCGCTGACGCCAGTCGCCTGCACCGGCGCGGCGACGCCGTTTACGTGCACGGTCAGCATGCCGGTATTCTCTCCAGGCAGTCACTCGGTGGCGCTGACGGCGAGTGATGCGAACGGCGAAAGTCAGAAAGGCGCGCCGCTCGCGTTCAACGTGCCGGCCGCGCCGACGGGGTTTCAGGTCACGCCATGAAATTCTTGCTGCTGCTCCTGCTCGCCGCGCCGTTGCAGGCGCAGACGTTCGGCCCGACGGCCAAGTATCAATGGAACATGGCAGCGCCGTCGGCGCCCGAGGCGCAAGGCTATCCCTACACGATCAAGGACGACGTCGCGACGGTGCGCCCGCTGCCGAACGTCACGTGCACGCAAGGGGCGGGCGTGCAGACGTGCCAGGCGCCCATCCTGACGTATCCCGACGGCGTGCACACGGCGACGTTGACGTACGTGCTGACGGGTCTGACGTCGCCTCAGTCAAATACGGTGACGTTCACGTTTCAGACGCCCGCGACGCAGTGCGGCACGATTTCCGTGCAGACCTACAGCGCGACGGTCGCCGTGGGCACGCAGGGGAACGTCGCGTTTCAGGTGCTGAACTCCTCGAAACCGATCGTCGACCTGCAGGTGCGCTTCGGGACGCAGGTTGTCGGCGAGCTGCTAGGCACCGACCTGCGCGCGTCGATGGGATTGTACTTCTCCGTGCCGCGCACGCCGGGGCCGTACAGCTTGACGGTCTACGCAAAGGACAGCATCGGGTGCAGCGTCGTCACGACGGCCGTGCGCACGGTAACGGTGCAGTGAGCACCATCATCAACATCGGGCAAGTGATCATCCACCCACGCCGGATGACGTGGGCGTTGAAGTCTATCGGTCCTGTTTCAGAACAACCACGCGTATCTTTTCCTAGAGGTGAGACCATGCTCGTAGTACTGACGAACACGCAGAAAGTTGCAGCAGGTTGGGGATCTCCGGTTGACGCGAAGGGCGATCCGGCGCAGGTGCAAAACCTGACGTGGAAGACGAGCGACGCGGCGACCGCGACGGCAGAACAGGATCCGGCCGTGCCGTATGGCGTCATCGTGAAGGCCGTGCACGCTGGTGCGGCGCAAGTGTGGCCCGAGGCCGACGCGGACCTCGGCGACGGCGTGACGCTCATCACGGGCGACAAGCTGGACGTGACGGTGACGGGCGGGCAGGCAGTTGGGTTCGGGCCGGTCACGATCGGCACGCCGACCGAGCAGTAGCATGTCGATGCTGGCGCGAGAAGAACAGGCGAAATACGAGCGCATCTGGGGCGTGCCGCTCTACGCGCGCAACTCGCCAGGCGAACGCCTCGTGCCAGCGTTCGTCGACATGACGCATCCACACGCCGACGCGACCATCTTGGACGCGGGATGCGGGTCCGGCAAGGGTGCCATCGCCCTCCGGGCTCTCGGCTATCACGTGACGATGTGCGACATCACGGACAGCGGCATCGTCGACGAGGCGAAGGGCATTCCGTTCTTCCCGGCCATCTTGTGGGAGGACCAGCGTGCGAAGCCGCGCAGGTGGATGAGCAATCGGTGGACGGGCTCGCAGATGTTCGACTACGTCTACTGCTGTGACGTGCTCGAGCACATTCCGCCGACGTTCACGATGCTCGTCGTGGCGCGGCTGCTCGAGGTCGCGCGCAAGGGCGTGTTCCTGTCGATCGCGTTGCAGATGGATGACTTCGGCGCGTGGGCGGGCGAGGCGCTGCATCAGACGATTCAGCCGTATGTGGTGTGGCGCGAGCAACTCAGTGCGCTGGCGTTGGTCACAGAGTCGCGCGACTTGCTGAACAACGGACTGTTTTATTTGGAGCACAAGCGTGGATAATTCAATGCGTGGGATCGCTAATGGAGTCAGTACGCCTTCGCCCTATCCTGTGTCCGAGTATTCGATCCGCGACGTGATCGACGAGCTGCATCGTCGACTACTCTCCGATGATCGTCTTCAGGACTTGGGACATAGGTGCGCGTACGAGCACGTAGGCGTGATGTCACTCGTCCTAAGTGACGTGGTGCACGACCTGATGCCGGATCCGTGGGGGCGTCGCCGTGGCTAATAGTTCGAACTTAAATGTCATGGTACAAGCCGTCGAGTACCCAGACCAGGTTGTCAAGGACACGATGGCCGGTGGCGTGTTGAACACCGACCACAAGATCATCCTCGACAACATCCGCCACGCGATCCGGCAAGGCCATGTGCAGGTGCGCCCGGATTCGCTCAAGACGCAGCGCATCGTGCTGCTCGGCAGCGGCCCGTCGCTGAACGAGTCCGAGGACGAGATCCGCAAACTCCTGTGGGAGGGCAACACGACGCTCGTGACGCTGAACGGCGCGTACCACTGGGCCATCGAGCATAAGTTGCGTCCGAACGTGCAGATCGTGATGGATGCACGAGATACGAACTTCCGGTTCGTACAACCTCCCGTGCCTGAGTGCCGCTATCTCCTAGCTTCGCAGTGCTCACCCACTGTGTGGAAGGCTGTCGAAGGACGGCCAGGCGTCTGGATCTTCCATGCGGTGATGCGCGAGACGGAGCCCGAACCCACGGCGGTGCTCGACGACTACTACCTGGGCAACTGGGTCGGCGTCAACGGCGGCACCTCGGTCGCGACGCGCGCGATGTTCCTGCTCCGCATGCTGGGCTACGTGCAGTACGACCTCTTCGGCGTCGACTGCTGCTGGAAGGGTAGTGAGCACCATGCGCTGCCGCAGCCGGAGAACGAGGCGGACAAAAAGATCGCGATGAACCTCGACGTGGTCGGCCACGAGCCGATCCGCTTCTGGGTGTCGGCCTGGCACCTGAAGCAGTTCGAGGACTTCATGACGATCTTCAAGCTGACGGGCGGCCAACACTGGATGCTCAACGTGCACGGCGGCGGGCTGCTCGCGCACGCGATTCGCTTGCTGGGGACCGATACGGACTTTACGCTGACGGAGGCGTCGTGAGGCAGTTCTCCGACGAGCACCGCGCGAAGCTGCGAGCGGCGAAGCTGGCGAATCCGGTGAAGTATTGGGCAGGGAAGACGCGGCCATCGCCGTCAGTCGAGACGCGGGCAAAGATGTCGGCATCGATCACTGGCATGACGTATCACACTGAGGAATCGAAGGCCAAGCTACGCGCGGCGTTCGTCGGCAAGTCGCGCAGCGAGGAAGTGAAGCGGAAGATGCGCGAGGGATGGCAACGTTCTGAATTAAGGCATCAACCGAAGGGCCGTTCGCCGAAGTATCCCAGTTGCTTCCCCTATAAAGGTCTGCTGTTTCGATCATCGTGGGAAGTGCGCGTGGCGAAGGCACTCGACGCGCTGGGCGTGCGCTGGGAATATGAACGGACGCGATTCTTGCTAGGGTTGAAAACATATACCCCTGATTTTTATCTGCCTGATGGCGACTGTTATTGGGAGGTGAAAGGCTGGCGAGGGCCGCGCACAGAGAAGACATTGGCGTTGTTCTATGAGCAGTTTCAAGGTGTGCGGTTGCTGCTCATTAACGAGGACGCCATGCTCGCGTTGGAGCGGGCAGCATTTGAGAAAACCGCGTAACCTATTGAAAAGAGGGGACTTATGGCCGCGCAGAAATGGAAATTGTATAATAAGGCGATCAACAAGATTTGCAAGGGCACGATGATCATGGGCAACCCGCTGCGCATGGTGCTCGTGACGTCGGCGAGCAACTTCGCGACAGCGACGTTGTCGCTGCTCGGCTCGCTGACGACGCAGCTCACAGAGGCCAACGGCTACAGTTCGTCTGGCAAGGCGCTGGCGTCGGAGGGGTTCATCGTCGGCACGTCGGCCGGGCAGTACAAGCTCTCGGCCGCGAATCCCATCTGGACGGCAACAGGCGGCGCGATTGCCTCGATCAAGGCAGCGGTGCTCGTCATGTCGGGCGCGGCGGCGGGCTCGATGCACCTGCTGGCGTACGCCTCGCTGACGTCGACGCAGTTCACGTTGGCGCAGAACAACACGCTCACGATCCAATTTAACGCAGCCGGAATCTTCACTGCAGCGAACGGCTGAGTTAATTTATTAGATTGTGTTGGCTAAAGTCGTCCTGTTCTGTGCGCTCATCGGCGTCGGCATCACATTCGCCGCGTGGTGCCTGCTGCTGATGGTCGTCTGGGTGGATCGATGAAGCTCGTGATCCGTCTCCTCGATGGTGACGGCAAGCTCCTCGGCTGGACCGAGCACGCGCCGCTGCTGCTCGGCGACGGCACGCTGCGGGCGTCCTCGAACATCGTGATTCCGGTCGACGAGGCGGGCGTCACCGCGTTCGTCTCGACGCACTGGTGCGACGTGAACGTCGAGACGCGCGTCCATGCGGGCACGTTCACTGTCGTCCCCGGCGCCCAGTTCGCCTGGGCGCGCTACAAGGACATGCTCGTGGTGTGCGGGCAGATGCCGGTCAACTTGCCGCCCGTGACGGTGAAGAGCCACACGGTGATCGCGGTCCCCGTCGGGTCGATGGTGAGTGGCTGATGCCGAGGGTCAAGATCCAGAATCGCCTCGGCCTCTTGACGCCCGTCTATCCGAGCGGGCTCAAGAGTCATTGGGTGGCGTTCGACCGGGCCGGCGCGCCGAACTCCGCACTGCAGTGCTACAGGCCGGGGAACGTGACGGTCAAGGACAGCAACCTGATCCTGACGGCGCAGGTGGAGACGTGCACGTGTGCCAGCTTCGACCTAGCGAGCGCGAGCTACAGCTATTCGTCGGGCTACGTGGCGATGAACGGGTTCAACTTCCAATATGGTGAGATCGAGGCGCGCATCAAGTTCGGAGGGGCGCAAAGCTCGGGCTGCTGGCCGGTCTTCTGGATGGAGAATGCCAACTGCCAGGCGAGCGATCCGACGGGGACCGACGACACGTGCACGGGCGAAGAGATCGACATCGCGGAGATCCTGAGCAGCGACTATACGCTGATCAACCAGCAGATGCACGTCGGCGCGCACAACGACCAGAACCTGCAGTCCGGCATCAGCGATCCGGCTGGCACGTATCACGTCTACCGCCTTGAATGGTCGGCCGGGCAGATGATCTGGAAGATCGACGGGGCGACGACGTTCACCGTGACGCAAGCCTACATTCCCGCGCTGCCGATGTACGCGAAGTTCATGTACAACGTCGGCTATCAGAACGGTGCGGTGGTCAATGGGTCGCTGCCGTGGCAGATGATGATCGACTACGTGACGGTGACACAGAGTGGCGTCACCGTCTTCGGGGATGATTTCACCTAATGGCGACGACCTTCCTCGAGCCCGGGACGGATGCGACCCAGGACTTCAGTCTGTGGGGCAATAGCACATCCGTCGATCTCACGGGTGCTCTCACATCGGCCACAGACCAGGCGCATACCGGCACGCGATCGATTAAATCGTCGGTCGGCTCAAATACCGGCACGCTGGCCCAAGCCTATACCGGGGATGGGATTTTCTCCGATGCGGGCGGCCGCTTCTCGATCTGGATTCGGCTCAACGCCATTCCGGCCACTAATAAAACGGCCATCCTCTGGGTCGGCCAATCCGGGTTTGGCAGTGCGGTCTTTGCGATTGGAGTGGATACGGCCGGGAAAGTGACGGTCGGGAATGAAGGCGGCGCGGGCATTCTCGGCACGGGCACGACGGTCGTGAGCGACGCCACATGGACGCGCATTAGTGCGGCGTATGTCATCACCAGCACGACCAATTGGACGTATAAGCAATGGGTGAACGGCGTGCTGGACTTGACGCTGACAAACTCGCCCACACTGACCACGGTGACATCGGGCGAATTGTGGGTCGGAGCCTCGCCAGCCTCCAGTGCTGGATTTTCGTTGTGCGAGGCGAATCTGATCGTCTGGGTGGACGATATTTACTGCGACGACTCCAACGCGCTCACGGATCCTGGCGACATCCGTGTGACGGCGAAGCGTCCGATCGCGAACGGCACGACGAACGGGTTCACGACGCAGATCGGATCGGGCGGATCAGGAACGGGCACGGGTCACAGCCCGCAGGTCAACGAGCAGCCGCTGAGCCAGACGAACGGCTGGTCGATGGTTGGCGCGGGGTCGGCGGTGACGGAAGAGTATAACGTCCAAAGTCTCTCGGCTGGCGATGTCGACCTCACGGGTCAAACGATCGTTGATTGGATGGGCTGGGCGTTCGCGAAGGCGCTGGCGTCTGAGACAGCCTCGATCGTCGTCGGGGGTGTGTCGTCGAATATCGCTCTGACCAGCACGCCGACGGCGTTTCAAAAGGCGAAAGGCTCGACGACATATCCGGCCGGCAGCGGTACGGATATCGGCATCATCACGAGCACAACGGTGACGACTGTGAGCCTATATGAGTGCGGCGTGCTCATCGCATATACGCCTTCGACGGTGGTCGCAATCGCGACGCCCGCAGGCGCTGCGAAGTTCGCTGGCCAGGCGCCGTGGTCGTTGGTCGAGGACACCTACGTGCCGCATCTCATCATCAAGAATCGGCTGGCGCCCTGATGGCCATTGCCTTCGTGAGCCAGATTGCGGCATCCGGCGCGAATACCTTTACGTCTGGCACGCTTGACACGTCTGGTGCTGATCTCCTTGTCGTGGTCGTAACCGAGGGCACCGCGGGCGCCGTCACGCTGTCCGACAGCAAATCGAACACGTGGAACCCACTCACCGAACAGAGCGCGGTGGCTCCAGCGTGCGTCATCTACTATGCCAAAGCCGCTGGCAAGACGGGCACCGGGCACACGTTCACGGCGACGGGGTCGAGCATCTTCTGCGTGCTCAACGTGATGGCGTTCAGCGGCAGCGACGCGACGGCTCCGTTCGATCAACAGAATGGAGCCGGCGGCGGATCATTCACGAGCACGGCCGCGCCAGGCAGCATCACGCCGACGGTCGACAATGAACTCATCATCTCTGGCTTCGCGTGGAACGCGTCGCTGACGATCACGAGTGTGACGGGTGCGACGGCGTTCTATCAGACGAACTATTCGGGCGGCGCGAACTACGGCGGCGGCGGCGCCTACGCGATGCAGACGACGGCGACGGCCGCCAATGACGCGTGGAACTTCACGGGCACCATTGCCGGCAACATCGTGACGGCGTCGTTCAAGGCCGCGAGCGGCGGTTCTATTTCGATTGCGACGCCCGCCGGCGTCTCGCAGTTTATCGGCAAAATCCCTGAGATGGTCGTCAGCGACCAGTACGCCGCTCACGTGAACATCAAGAATCGGCTGGCGCCCTGATGGCGATGACGCTGACGTGCCGGGGCACGATCTTCCTCACCACGGCGCAGTCGTCCTACACGACGACGCAGACGGCGTATACGCCCGCCGCGCATTCACTGCTCATCGTCGCGGTCAACAACTCGCTGGCCTCGACGCCGCTTGATCCGACCGGCGTCACGGGGCATGGCGTGACGTTCAGCAAGATCACGCTCGGCACGCGCATCTATGGATCGACGAACTGCATGTCGATCTGGGTCGCGGACTCGGGTGCCGCGCCATCGAGCACGAAGGTCGTCGCGGACTGGGGTGGCGTGAATCAGACGGGCGCCTGCGTCATTGAGTATGAAGTGACGGGCGCCGACCTGAGCGTGTCGGCGACGGCGGCCATCGTACAGAAGCCGACGGGGACGAACACGACCGGGACGGGCACCTTGACGTTTGCCGCGCGCGGCAATCCAGCCAACTGCCAGATGTCATTTTGGGGGCATGGCCAGAACGAGGCCACGACACCGCGCGCCAGCTGGGTCGAAGACAGCACGATCGCCTCGGATGGCAACTACAACACGCCCGCGACGGCGCTCGAGGGCCAATACCGCAACGACGGGACGTTCGACACGACGTCGACGGCCACCTGGACGACGACGACCGTGCCGTGGTTGGGCGTTGGATTAGAGATTCAGGCGGCACTCGTGACGGCCGTCGGCGTGTTGACGCTCGCTGGGCAAGTCATCTCAGCGGGCCTCGGCGTCTTGGCGACGACTGGCGCACTGCTCTTCGCTGGACAAGCCCCGACGGTCGTCATGCCGGTGGTCCTCTCGCCGCCAGCGGCTTCCCTGAACCTCGTCGGCCAGTACCTGACGGTGCAGTTTCTTGGTGCATCGAACGGCGTCCTCACGTTCGCCGGGCAAGTGCCCACGGTCGCGGTCGGCGGGCCGGTCAACATCGCTGTCCCGAACGGCGTCCTCACGTTCGCCGGACAAATCCCGTCGATTCCAGGCGCCGGCACGATTCCCGTGCCGGTCGGCTCGTTGCTCTTCACCGGGCAGTATCCAGGCATCGCGACCCTCGGCCCACCGCGCGGATCGTTGGTGTTCGCGGGGCAAGTGCCAACGGTCGTGGCGGGTGGGCCTGGCACGAACATTCCCGTGCCTCAGGGCGTCCTCGCGTTTGTTGGGCAGACTCCCTCACAGGGTCTTGGTAACGCGACACCATCTGGCTTGGTGTTCTTCGCTGGCACGTGGGTCTCGGTCCAGTTCAACGATCCGGCGCCAGGTGTCCTGACGTTTGCTGGGCAAGTCCCGTCGCTGCAGTTCAATTTCTTCATTGCGCCGCCGAGCGGTGTGCTCACGTTTGCGGGGCAGTCGCCATCACTAGCGACGACCGACGCCATCCCATCCGGGATCTTGACGCTCGCCGGTACGCTTCCGACGACTGGACTCGGCAACGCCACGCCTGTCGGGTCGTTGTTGTTTGCGGGCCAGGTGCCGACGGCGAGCGTGGCTGGGCAACTCACAATCCCCACGCCTGCCGGCGCGTTGCTGTTGGCCGGACAGGTGCCTGTCGATGGCCTCGGGAATGCCATGCCAGCCGGCGCATTGCTCTTTGCCGGACAAGTTCCGACGCTGAGCCTCGGCGGCGGCGCAACGACGATCGCCATTCCTGCTGGCCTCCTGACATTCGCAGGACAGACACCCACAGATGGGTTGGGCGTTGGCACGCCCAACGGCATCCTGACGTTCGTCGGGCAAGCGCCGTCCCTTGGGGGCACGGGCAACATCAGCACGCCGGCTGGTGCGCTGGTCTTCAGTGGTCAGGTTCCGGCAGAACTCACCGGAGAAGGTGTCCCAGTCGGCGCGCTGCTCTTTGCAGGCCAGATCCCTGCGCTGCAGTTCAACTTCGTCATCAGCACGCCTGCAGGAGCGTTGCTCTTCGCTGGTCAAGTGCCGACGCCGGTCTTCACCGGCGGCATCGCGCCGCCGACGGGCGCCGTGCTCTTCGCCGGGCAGACGCCGACGCTCAACTTCACCTATACGCTCGCGGTGCCGTCCGGCGTATTGACCCTTGCGGGCCAGCTGCCGTCGACGAACCTCGGCGTGGCGACTCCAGCGGGAGCCCTCCTCCTGGCCGGCAAGATTCCGGCGACGGGCGCGGGCATCGCGCCTCCCAGCGGAGTGCTGACATTTGCGGGGCAAACGCCTGCACTTTCCGCGCCCGTCGTCGTGCCGATTCCGGCCGGTGTGCTGCTCCTGGCTGGACAGCCACCCTCTATCTCAGGACTCGCACGCATACCGGCCGGTGCCGTGCTCTTCGCAGGGCAGACGCCGAGCCTGCAGTTCGCCATCAGCCCGCCCTCAGGTGCGCTGCTATTCGCAGGCAAGGCGCCGAACGTCAAGTCTGATTACTTTATCGTCGTGCCGACCGGCGCGCTCGTCTTCGCGGGCCTGCGCACGGGCGGGCGGTTCCCGGATGACATGCTGATCGCGAGCCAGTCGATCGTCGAGCAGAAACGCACTGAGTCGATCGTCGAGCAGCAGCGCACGGAGACCTATACGCTATGAGTGTGATTCTGTCGCTCACCGACGGATGGACGGGGATGCTCGGGCCGTTCACCTTGAAGGTCGACGGCGCGCCGATCAGCCTTTCGGGGTTCACGGTGGCCCTCGTGCTGCACGATCCGACGGGCGCCCTCGTGACGCCTGGCGGTACGGTGACCGTCGATCCCGATCAGGTCGGGCATCCAGGGCAGGTCTCGTATCAGCCCGTGGCGACGGACTTCGTCTACAGCGGATCGTTTCCCTACGCGCATCAGCAACCCTATACGCTGCACTGGAAGGTGACCGACTTGGCGAACAAGGTCGTCTTCTTCCCGAACGGCCAGGCGGACTTCATCAACGTGTACAAGGCCTAACCGATGGCAAAGACCAAGACGGAGCCGCGCACCGCCGAGATGGCCCCGACGGACATTCAACGGCCGAGTCGCGCACGGACGGAACGCCGGTCAGCCGAACTGCAGCAGGTCCTGCGGTCACTCGACGTGCTGCTCGACCGGCAGGCCTTCATGCAGATGGCGGGCCTGCAGTTCGACGGGCGCCGCGACCTGTACCAAATCTTCGGCTACGACCGCATCATCACCGCGCATCAGTACCGAGAAGTATACCTGCGCGGCGGCGTGGCGAAGCAGATCGTCGAGGCGTTCCCGAAGGCCACGTGGCGCGGAGGCGTCGAGGTCTACGAGGATGAAGATGCCAGCGTGTCCACGCCCTTCGAGCAGGCCTTCGAGGTGCTGGAGAAGAAACATCACATCTTCAACACGTTGTTGTCTGCCGACATCCTCGCGGGGCTGAGCACGTATTCGGTCATCCTCGTGGGTGCGCCAGGCAACTTGCAGGAGGAGCTACCGAAAGGCAACCCCGACAGCCTGCTGTACTTGGCTCCCTTCTGGGGCGGCGGCGGCCCGGGAGACCAGAGTCGCTCGACGAGCATGCGGACGCAGGCCTCGGACACGGACGTCACGATCGAGAGTTTCGAGGTCGACCCGTCGCAGCCTCGGTTCGGCGAGCCGCTGACCTACCGCATTCGCCGCACGGACATCTCGTCACCGATGCTGGCGCGCGAGGTCCATTGGTCGCGCGTGATCCACATCTGCGAAGGGGCGCTCGACAGCAGCGTCTACGGGACGCCGACGCTGGAGAGCATCTGGAACCTGCTGATGGACCTGGAGAAGGTGACGGGCGGCGGGTCGGAATCCTACTTCCAGCGCGCGAAGCACGCCCTGCACCTGAATATCGACAAGGACACGGCGTTTTCGCCCGACGACCTCACGGCGTTGAAAACGAAGCTCGATGAGTTTCAGCACAACATCACGACGGCGTTGCCGACGCGCGGCGTCGATGTGAAGATGCTGGAAGCCGCGGTGGCGAACTTCTCGCCGGCCGTCGACTCGATCATCAAGCAGATCGCCGGCAGCAAGGGCATTCCGCAGCGCATCCTGACCGGATCGGAGATGGGCACGCTGGCCTCGGAGCAGGATGCGGCGAACTTCGACAGCCGCGTACAGGACCGGCGCACGGGCTACGCGGGACCGATGATCGCGCGGCGACTGATCGACCGGTTGATCGACTACGGCTACCTGCCGACGCCGAAGCAATACGACATCGGCTGGCCGGTCGAAGAGAACATGGACGAGGCCGGTCGGGCGGCGTTCGCCGAGCAACTCGCCAAGGTCAACCAGACGTTCGGCGCGCTCGTGTTCACCCAGGACGAGATCCGCGAGAAGGCGTTCGACCTCGAACCGTTGCCCGAGATGACGTCGAGCGAACAGTTGTCCGAACCCGAGAAGGCCGTGCTGGCCGACAAGTTGACGCTGGCCAACAAGCAGCAGGGCGTGACGGTGTTCACGGACGACGAAATCCGCAAGATTGCCTATGACTTCGAGCCGCTGCCAGAGGGCGAGAAGGTCGCCATCGGGGCGCCCGAACGCATCACCGTGACGGCGCCGCCGCCCATCGGAGAAGAGGGGACGCCGATGCCGCAGGCGCAGGAGGGCCAGCCGAAGCCGGTGGCCAAGCCGGCGGTGCCAGCCCCGACCCTGCAGGCGGCCGAGCTCCACACCTTGCTGCGCGACCTGGAGACGGCCATCGAGCGACAGGACTTGGCCGCGGTCGGCCGGTTGCTGGACTTCGGCGACAGCATGAACGTCGAGAAGGCGCTGGCGTATCTCGGCCACGGCATCCCCGTCATGCTGCGGCCTGACAGTCCGCTGGTGGTCTGGGTGAACGCGCGGGACAAGTCGGGTGTGCTCGTCAATGACACGTACGAATCGCTGAAAGCCGCATGGGATGCCGAGCAGGACAAAGGGATCAACCCCAGTGGGTAGCCTCGCCCCTCGGCAAGCGGCGCTCCTCTTGGTTGCGGCCTCTCGGCATGCACGCCACCTGAAGACCTATCGCCCAGAAACCCCCGTCCACGCCGCCGCTGACAAGCACCTGAAGCCGATGCTGAAGGTGATTCACCGCGCCATCGCGCGCGGGCGGTATGCTCTCGGCCACGCCGGCAAGCCGAACGTCGACGGCGCGGCGAACACCATCAAGCTCGAACTGCTGCACGGGCTGCGGGCGCCGCTGCTGGCAACGCTCATCGACGGCGGGAAAGCGGCACTCGGGATGCTGAAACAGCGACGGGCCGCAGAAGGTCGCACCCTCGCCGACCCCACGTTCACGATGCGCTTCGATGCCGAGTCTCCTGACGCCATCGCCTGGGCTGAGGAGCACGCCGGTCTACTGGCCACGCAGATCAGCGACACGACGCGCCAGCGCATCAGAGACGCCATCGTCGCGGCCCTCGAAGGCGACGGCATCGACGCGGCCTACAGCGACATCGAGGACGCGGTGGGCGACGAGGCGCGCGCCGAGCTGATCGCGCGCACCGAGATCATGACCGCGGCGAACGAGGGGCAGCGCGAGGCGTGGGATCAGGCCATCGAGGCGGGCCTGCTGACTGGCAACGAGAAGAAGGAATGGATCGCCACGGGCGACGCGAACGTCTGCCCGCAGTGCGACGAGTTGGATGGGACGGTCGTGGGGCTCGACGAGCAGTATCCGGATGACGGCGGGGACGGGCCGCCGGCACATCCGAACTGCCGGTGCACGGAAGGAATTGTGGGATGAGGCGATGGGACTACTACAAGTGACGGTCTCGTTTGTGCCATACCTCGTGGATCACATCTTCCCGATGCTGAACTTCGTCGGCATCATCCTCGCGCTCATCGGCCTGCAGTACGTGCGCGTGGCGCAGGAGGACGCGAAGAAGGCCGCGTCTGAGGCTCGGAAGGTGGCGGAGGATGTGAAGAAGATTGTCGCGGACCGCGCGCCGCAGATCGAGCGGTTCAAGCAGCAGCTCGACCAGTTGACGGACCCCAAAGGCCGGCATGACCAGCCTTGAACTCGCGAAAGCGGCGACGGCGCTGCCGCTCACGGCGCTGTTGCTGCTCGTGCTGATTGGGGGCTACGTCGAGTGGTGGATCTACGGGTCGTTGCACCGGGCGCAGGTGGCGGACTTGCAGAAGCAGATCAGTGAGGAGACGGCGCGGGCGGATAAATGGGAAGGGCGGTTTCTGGAAGTGAATCAGAAGCTGGATCAATTGGGGCGGACGACCCGCGCGATTGGCAACGCCGTCGATGGGACCGCCTCGCGCGCCGAAGACAAGCTCGCGAGCGTCGAGCAATCGTTGGAAAAGGTTACCACCGAACTGGCCGAGATCAAGGCGCGCGGCCAGCAACGCCGCGAGGGAGATAAATAGATGGGCATCATCAGTCTCTTGATCACGTTGCTCCTCTTCGTGCTCGTCGTGCTCGTCGTCAAGTGGGTGCTCGGCGAATTAGGCGTCCCGGCCAACATCCAGAAGGTCGTCATGGTGATCCTCGCCTTGCTGTTCTTGCTGTGGCTACTGCAAGGCATCGGCACGATCGCCCCGCTGTCGACGTGGCGCTTTCCGAGGTAGGAGAGGCTAATGAATTACGGCGCACATTACAGTCGGTTGATCGAGCGCGCAGAAAGGCGCGTTCTCGACGGCTATTTTGAACGGCATCATGTGGTGCCTCGTTGTATCGACCGTTCCTCAAATTATCGGGTCGCGTTAACTCCAGAAGAGCATTAAATGCCATACCACATCATAAATAGCGGCGATAAGTTTGTCGTTGAAAAGCAAGATGGTTCTAAACGATTCGGGACGCACGATACAAAGGCTGAAGCAGAAAAGCAAATGGCCGCTCTCTATGCCGCTGAACCGAAGGTGGCAGAATCGAGGGCTTTACATCTACTTGGAGCCATCGGGAAAGTGCGGACGGACATGGTTGGGAAACTGGAACATCTCATCGTTCCCGTTGTTGCGTTAATAGAGGGCGTAATACATGCCGTTAACTCGGATTATCCCGAACTGGTACCTGTGAAGACGCTGCAGCAGATGGCGAAAACGTTTAACGATAAACCCATCACGTTAGGTCATCCAAAGAAGGACGGTAAGCAGTGCTCTGCCAGTGATGCGGCGGCACTCGGCTCACATATTGGGTTTATCCGCAATGCCCGAGTTGAGGGTAAAAAACTGTTGATGGAGGCTTTGATCGATACGTCGAAAGCAAAGAAACTCGATCCGAATATGTACGCCCGCCTCGAACAAGGTGGCACTGAAGAAGTCTCTGTTGGTGCGCTAGTGGTGACTGACAAGCAGCCCGGTGAGTGGCTTGGTCCACAAGAAATAAAAAAGCCTTACAAGGCAACCTGGGTGGCAGGTGAAGGAGACCATCTCGCATTTTTAAATACGCGAGGTGCTTGTAGTGTCTCGATGGGCTGCGGGACGCATCGGGCCGCCATGCGGGTGTGCGGTGACCATTTGGAGGACGACGTGGATTCAATCATCGACCCGGAGACGCTGCGGTGCCTGCGCGACATTCCGCAGTCGGCGCGCGACAAGATGAGTGCCTCAGACTTTGCAGGTCCCAATGAGAGCTTCCCCATCTCGACGCAGGCGGACGTCGACGCGGCGGCGCACCTCATCGGCAAGGCGGCGGACCCAGAAGCCGTCAATCGGAAGATCATCGCCATCGCCAAGCGCAAAGGCCTCACGCTTCCAGCGGCGTGGCAGTCGATGAAGGCGGCTGCTGGAAGCATGATGGAGTGCCCCACGTGTGACGGCGAGGGCACGGTCGGCGGCAACGACTGCCCGACGTGCGACGGTGAAGGCGAAATCCCGGTGAGTAGCAAATACGCCGAGGATGCGCGGGTGCTGGCTGGGGCACGACATTCAGCGAAGGATGCATCCGTGATACAGCAGATGCATGACCACACGATGACCCTCGGGGCCGCGTGTGACAGGGGGAACATGAAGATGGCTGAACAGCATCTCGTGTCCATCGACGATCCCAACTTGGTGTATATCCACCGAGTCAAGAAAACGGCGGTGACGTAATGGCCAATTGTGGCTGTCAGGAAGCAGCCCCATGCGGCTGCGGAGGTCGAATCATGGAGAAAGCTACCAGAGCGGAGTTGATCGCGGCGCTCGTCACGGACAAGTACAGCGGGTTTCGGAACGGCGACGAGGCGATGCTCGAATCCGCATCGGATGTGCGGCTCGAGGAGTTTCGGACGGCATCGGAAGCCAATCGGACGTCGGCGACGACGCTCGCTCGGATGGAAACGGATCAGCGCAATACGGCGGCGCGGCTGAAAGTCGCCGAGGAGCGGCTGGTGCAGGCCGAATCGACCATCAGCGACGAGGATTTTATCGCACGCCTCGCGCCGACGTCATCCATCAAGGAGCTGCTCGAGTCGCGAGCGGCCGAAGAGAAGGCGCTGCACGCCTCGCTCGTCTCATCGCTGAAGAACCTGGGCGGCGAGTCCGAAGAGGAACTGAAGAAGAAGTCCGTCAAGGATCTGCAGGTCCTGGCGCGCTACGCGGGCGTCAAGGTGCTGGACTTCAGCGGCAAGGGCTTCCCCGTGACGCGGTCGGCATCGGAGCAGCAGACGTCCTACGCACCGCCCGACCCGTACAAGGACGCGATCGAGAAGCACCGCGCGGCCGAACGCTTTTAACAAGTTGGCTGTCCTAAGGCCCGCAGCAGGCGCTGCGGTACCGGACACGAAGGAGCAGATATGTCAATCACGAGACTGAACCCGAACACGATCTTCCTCGGCGGCGAGCGGGTCATGATCAACGACCTGGCGGCGTCCGAGACCATCACGCCAGGCAGCTTGATCGACCGCTTTAACAATTCTGGCGTCATCCGGTGGCGCAACCACGCGACGGCGTCGATTGCCGTGGCGCCGATCTTCGCCGGTGAGCATGCGATGGCCAACAAGGGGCCGGACGACAACTACCTGGTCAATGACCTCGTCGAGGCGATCGCCGCGCAGTCTGGGACGGCCATCTGGGCGTTCATCGCGTCAGGCCAGAACATCGTCGCTGGCAACAAGCTGGAATCGGCTGGTGACGGCACGCTGAAGATCTTCTCCGCTGGCATCGTGCTCGCGTCGTCGCTGGAGAACAAGCCGAACGTCGCCGTGAAGACGCGCATCCGGGTGGAAGTGGTCTAGAGTTTCTCGACCCTTGCGCTTTCGTGGGAGCGCGCCGGGGCAATCGACAGTATGTGACGCTCCGGCGTCAGGAGGATTCGGATGGACAAAGAGATGCGATTCATGGCCAACGGGCAGGCAAGCCCGTTGAGCGGCGTTATCACGCGGTCGCTGGGCGAGACAGGCCGATGGGACGTCGAAGGCATGCGGAGGCCAGGCTTCCGCATGATGGAGCAGATCGAGAACGAAATGCGGGAGTTCAGGACGCTGGCGCCCTTGATGGACAAGGCGCAGGTGTCGATCGATCGCGCGGTGGTCGAGGTGGGCCTGCAGCGGCTGACCCTCGTCGCTGACCTCATCTCGGCTGGGCTCACGTACCCATTGAGCGATCCGCTCTCGGTGGCGCAGCTCGAATGGAGCCAACAGTCGAAGATCGGCGCGGCGCAGAGGACGATGAGCCCGGCGGCACGGGGTGAGAACAAGGCGCCGCTCATCGCGCCGAACCGTTTGCCGATCTACCTGACGACCGACCAGTTCGAGATCGACATCCGCACGCTGAAGACGTCTCAGCGCGTTGGCACGCCGCTCGACGTGGCGATCGTGAAGCAGTGCGTGCGCGCGGTGAACGAGGCCATCGAGGACGCGGCCATCAACGGCGCGACGACGCTGGATGGCCAGAACCTGCAGGACTCGGGCTACACGGCGCCTGGGCTGCTGAACGCGACGGGCGTCAACACGCAGACGCTGACGGCGGCGGCCTGGACGACGACGCCGGTCGGCACGACGGTGTTCAACGAAGTGATGGCGATGATCAGCAAGCTGCAGGCGAAGAAGAAGTTCGGCCCATATCGCCTCTACGTCGGCACGCAGATCGGCAACACGATGGACACCGACTACAACACCAGTTCGCCGACGCCGGTGACGATCCGGCAGCGGCTGCTGCAGATCGATTCGCTGCAGGCGGTGAAGGTGGCCGACCTGATCACGAGTGGCAACGGCGCCGCGCCGTCGATCGGCAACAAGGTGATCCTCATGCAGATGACGTCGGACGTGTGCGACGTGGTCATGGGGCAGCCGCCGACGGTGATTCCATGGACGTCGTTGGATGGCTTCACGATTCACAACATCGTGATGGCGATCATGGTGCCGAGGGTGCGGTCGGACTTTGACGGCAACAGCGGCATTTGCGTCGGGACGACAGCGTAGTAGAAGAAGCCAGGGGCGTGGGGACCCTGGCGTTCTGCGTGGGAGACAGACATGGACCGAGCGCCACAGACAAGTTATCAGGGACCGCGCGACGACCAGGCGTCGCTCGCATCGCAGATGGCCGCCGTGCGCGTGCTGTCGCAGATGCCCGTGGCTGACGCGATGGGCGCGGCGTGCTCGTTCCTGCTCAGCTGCTCGTATAACCACCGAGAGATGTTTCGTCGGGTCATGAACGAAAAAGTCATTCGAGAGGGATTTTCCGGGATCTCGCTCATCGAGTTGTTTAAACGTGTGTGTCGTTAAGGAGTGACAGATGGCAAAAGGGACGGCATACGCAAATTCGTTGCTTTTATTAATTTTTAATACGACGACGTTCGCCAACGTCGCGATCAACGCGACCAGCTCGCCGATCACGAGCATCTTCGCCAGCCTGCACACGAGCGACCCTGGCGCGGCGGGAGACCAGACGACGAACGAGATGACCACGGGGCAGTACCTCGGCTATGCCCGCGTCGCGGTCACGCGCGCGTCTGGCGCAGGTGGCTGGACGGTGACGACGAACTCGGTCAGCCCGCAGGCGACGATCACGTTCCCAGCCGGCACGGGCGGCTCTGGGGCCACGGCCTCGTTCTTTGCCGTCGGCTCGCTGACCTCTGGCGCGGGCGTGCGGTTCTACAGCGGGACGATCTCGCCGACGATCGCGTGCGGCAACGGCGTGACACCCTCGCTGAGCACGGCGACGGCGATCACGGAGACGTAGATGCCGAACAGCCCGGCGGCGATCAGTGCGGCGTTGGAGTCGGCGATGGCTGCGGCAGCGATCGCGGTGCCTGGACCGACGCCGACGAACGGCACGTCGGTCGTCTTGCCGCGTGTGCTTGCGGCGTACGCGAATACGGCCGCCGCGTGGGTCTGGCAAAAGGGGTATTTGGTGTTCTTCGCGTCGCCGGACCACGCAAGCGTGACGAACTATGAGGCGCGTCTGCGGGTGAATGGCAGCGGCACGGTAATCGGGACGTTGACCATGGGCGTACCGTTGCCTGACGTCTACGGGACGATTGGAGTCGATGCGACGTCCCTGCTCGCCGGGCATACAGGCAGCCATACGATGTCGGTCGCGGTGACAACAACGGCCGGAACGACCGATTCAGCATTGAGTTCTCCGTTTACGTTGCCGCTATGAGGTTAGTGATGAAGAAGTGGATGGCGATAAGCGTTGCGTTGATGGCTGTTATTGCCCTGGCGCATTTGGTGCAGCCTATTCAAGCACAAGGTTCGGTAGCAGCGGCATCGTGCGCTGCTGCAGACATTACGACGGCGATCAATACAGCACTTAGTGGCAGCGCGACCACTGTCACGGTGCCGGCCGGCACCTGCGTCTGGACTGCCGGGCAGATCGTCTTCACCACAAGTCCCACGCGTACCATTCGACTGCAAGGAGCTGGGGCTGGTCAGACGATCATCAACATGACGGCTTTGGGGTCGAACAACGGGATGCTGACGGGTCGCTTTGCAGGTGCGGATATTTCTGGCTTCACGATCATCTGCGGAAGGATCCTTGTATATGGCTCCGGCTGGCGCATTCACAATAATAGCTTCACGTGCAACCAACTGGATTATTCGACGTACGGGACCGCTGTTTGGGCAAACAATACAAACCTCGGCAGCGTTGGCATCGTCGGCGGGTCATCTCCGTTAGATGGGCTTGTTGACAATAATACTTTTACCGACCAACGGGTACTGATTGAACGGTGGGCCTCCGGCGACCCGGTCGAACAGAATGGGTCGACGCTCTGGTCTGAACCGTTGGGGCTTGGTGGTCCAGGTGCGGTTTATGTCGAAGACAATACATTCACAGCCCTGAGTTTTGGCAACGTCATCGATTGCCAAGAGTCAGGCGAATATGTCTTTCGACACAATGTTGTTCACGAGTCTTACCCCGAAGCGCATACACCGCGCGGGTACTTCCGGGGCTGTAGGAAATGGGAAATTTATAACAACACCTTCACCCAATCCGCCCTGACGGTGAGTTCGGTCGCCATCATCAATGGCGGTACGGGTGTCATTTTCAATAATACCTGGACGGGCACGTTTGGGGGTAATACCGGCACGTTGGCCTATCAGCGGGCCTATGTGGACGACGGCGCGAGTTCATTCGGACTGTGTAACGGCGCGTCTCCGTGGGACGGCAATCAAGACGCGACGGGGTGGCCGTGTCTCGACCAGATGGGACGGTCGACGGATCCCACGCCGTTTGTCGGATCACCCCCTCCTTATCCAACGCACAGCCAAAGCAGTGTTCCAGCATATTTTTGGAACAATACGATCAACGGAAACCAACTGACGTGGAGTCCGTTCAACTCTCAGACGGCTGCCCGTGTCGTGGCTGGACGGGATTATTTTACAAGCCCAAGTACGGCCATGCCTAGCTATACGCCGTACACCTATCCGCATCCGCTGCAAGGATCGGCCTTGCCGCGTCCAGCGACGGGCGTCATCGTGACCCCGTAGGAGACTTTATGATCGTGATGTCGACTGGAGTATCCATCAACACCTCCTACGGGGAAGTCGCCAAGCGGCGCCTCGAAGCCGCCGCGCATCAGGCGATCGAGCAGGCGCACGAAAACGGGCTGAACGACACCGACCATGGGACGATCATCCGGCAGCTCTGGCTCTCAGCGCACGACCTAGAGTTGGAGAAGATCAAGTGCGATGAATATCTCGCGCAGATCAACGAGTTGAAGAACAAGTTGCAACTGATTCAGAACATCCTATGAGCATCGCGTTCGACGCCATCACGAACGTCACGGGCCGCTCGTCGGTCCCGTCGAAGACGTTCGCGCACACGGTGACGGGCGTGAACTGCCTTTTGTTCGTGGGCGTTCTGCATGCGTCAGGGCAAACAGTGACAGGGATCACGTACGGCGGCGTGGCGATGGCGGCGGCGGATTCGCAGGTCAACCACGGCGGCGCGTTTACCCTCGACCTCTGGTACCTCTTCAGCGCACAGGGCCTTCCGACTGGCGCGAATAACGTCGTGGTCACGTTCAGCGCGGCGACCGACCAGATGTGTATGTCCGTCTCGTATTCGGGCGTGAAGCAGGCGAACTTTGACGCGTATTCTTATTCGTCGACGACGGGCAACGCGACGCGCACGGAGACGTTGACGACGACCGCTGATAACTGCTGGATGATGTGGTTGGGCGTCGACGAGTACAACGTCACGCCGACGGCAGGAGCCGGAACGGTCATCCGAGGCCTGCAGGACGGGTTTCCTGGCCTATTTTGGGCGGACAGCAATGGGTCGATTCATCCCGCCGGACCAAACAGCCTGCACGTCGTTCCGACGTCGAGCGCGGACTACATGGACGACATGGTCTTTGCGCTGGCGCCGTTCCTCGGAGGAGGCTCGGCGACGATCGCGGCCGGTGGCGGCAATACGTCGATCTCTGAGGCGAACATGTTGGGCGGCGGGCAGACGTTGACGATCACGTTGACAGGCGACACGTTTCTGACGTAGGGAGCAGGCATGCCACCAGTGATTGACGCGACCGTCGGCGGGCCAAACGCCAACTCGTACCTCACGCAGGCCGAGGCGAACGCCTACTTCGACACGCGTCCCCCGCTGCCGACGCCGTGGCAGACGACGGGCGACCCGGCCATCCGGCTGATCATCCAGGCGACGCGTGTCTTTGACGCTTTGGCGCAGCCGCTGAAGACGCTCTTCGTCGACACCGGGCGCGTCTACTACCGCGTGCGCCCGATGTGGACGGGCGTCGCGGCCGGCGGGACGCAGCGGCTGGCGTGGCCTCGGGCCGGGATGTTCGACCAGAACGGCTTTGCGATCAGCCCGGCCGTTATTCCTCAGACGCTGAAGGATGCGACAGCGGAACTGGCTGGGCAACTCGGGATCCAGGACCGCACGTTGGACAACGACGTCATCATTCAGGGCATCAAGTCCGTCCGTGCGGGCAGCGTGGGCGTGAGTTTCAAGGACGACATCATGGCGCAGGTGATTCCTGACTTCGTCTACAACATGATCCCGATCACGTGGTTGACCGAGGAGACGTACGAGCCGGCGATCCCGGCGATCTTCGACGTAATCGGCGGAGACCTCGCATGAGCATTCGAGATGCATTGGTGGCTGGAGTGAAGGCTGCCGACAAGGTGACGAAGTCCGTGCAGCCGATCGTCGCCTACGAGCAAGTCATCGCGACAGACGAATTCGGCGCGTTCATGTACTCAGCGCCGATCATGATGCACGCGGTCGTGGATGACAAAGAGGTGCCGGTGCGCACGCGTGAAGGCGTGCTGACGTCGGCGAGGGCGACGTTGACGTTGCTCAGCGTGCTCGAGGTCGTCATGTCGACAGGCGGCGAGGGCGTCAAAGCGAACGACCGGTTTACGTTGTCGAACGGCTACACGGGCCTCGTGCTCGACGTCAACGGAACGGTGGACCCAGGCACGGGGCATCCGTTCGCCACGACCGTCATGTTGGGATAAATGATCACTATCGCCTTGACGTACTTCAAGAGTCTGACGCTCGTCAACCTGATGGCGGCGCTCTATTCGGTGCGTCGGCAGGACTTCTCGCAGGTTGAAGAACTGGTCGTCGTCGACAACGATACGGCGGACGACCCTGAGCAGATTCGGTACCTCGTCGCGTCGTTCAACTTTCCCGTGCACGTGCGCGTCGTGTCGCACAAGCACGGCGACCGGACGCTCGCGCAGGCGTGGTCGACGAACCAGACCGTGCGGCTGGCCGATACCGAATGGGTCTTTTATACGCGGGCTGACTACTTGCTCGATTTCGATATGCTGGCGAAGTTCGCGGCCATCGTCGCCAGCAAGCCGATCGGGTGGGATGGGTTCATCGTCAGCCACGGGTGTCATCTCGGAGAGGACATCACCGGAGTCGAGCAATATCCGTGGCGGGACCATGGCACGCGCGTCCTGAAGGGCATCGTCTACGACTATACGGAGATCGACTCCGGCGTCTGGATGGCACGACGCGGCACCTACGACCGCATCGGTGGATTCGACGAGCGGTTGTCGGCGTGGGGACACGCGCAGACCGAGTTCCAATACCGCATGCACCTCGCGGGCGTCGAGTTCGTGCGCGTGCCAGAGACGCTCTTTTATCATCCCGGTCACGGCGGCGACAAGGACATGGGGCTGGCGAATCAGCAATTGGCCGTCGTCGGGACGGACCTGAAGGTCATGTGGGCGCGCTACCACGGCGAGTCGCCCTATGGCCGCTAGGCCCTATACGCGCTCGCTGCACCCTGAGGACTACGAGTTCTTGCCGCAGACGCAACCGCTGCGGTTGTTCGAGCGCGACATGACGCTCTTCAAGGTTCCGCACCGCGAGTGGCACGAGCACCGCTTCTGGGAGTATGCGTCGATCCTGCAGCAACTCGACGAACTGCACGTGCCGTCGGACGCCGAGATGGTCGACGTCGGAGCTGGGGCGAGCTTCTTCGACCCGTACTGCGCGATTCGCTTCGAGCGCCTCTGCTGCGTCGACAACATGCTCTATGGCGACATCGCGCCGATGGTCGACGCGCAGCGCCGTCATTACGGCGTGCCGCTGCCGCTCTACGACATGCCGCTCGAAAACATGGCGACGTTTATCAGTAATACGTTCGACGTGACGCTGTGCATCAGCACGATCGAGCACGCGACCGACCACGACGCGGCGTTTAACGAGCTGGTGCGGATTACGAAGCCGGGAGGGTATCTCTTTCTTACGTCTGATTATTTCCGAGACCTGCAGCACTTCGAGCAGTCGGTGTCGCGCGTCTATCAGGTGACGCCCTATACGCAGGAGTTCGTGCTCGACCTGCCGAACCGGTTCCCCGTGAAGTTCGTCGGCAAGACGGATCTCGACTATCGCGGAGACTTCGTTCACAACTACTCGTTCTGCAACGTCTGCCTGAGGAAGTTATGGTAACCGAACGAGTGTGTCGCGCGTGCGGTCGGTCGCTCGTCTCGATGCTGAACCTCGGCAACCTGGCACTGTCGGGATTCCCTGTTGGCGGCGAGGTGCCAGAGTTCGCGCCGCTCGACTTCTGCCATTGCTCATCGTGCGGCCTCGTGCAGCTGCGGCACACGGTCGAGCCAGACGTCCTGTTCAAACAGTATTGGTACAAGAGCGGCGTCAACGAGACGATGCGCGCCGAGCTGCACGACGTCATGCTCGATGGGGTCGACCAGCTTGGGCACCTCGAAGAAGGCGACGTCATTGTCGACGTCGGGGCGAACGACGGGACGCTGCTCGCCTGGGCACCGAGGGGCGTGAAGCGCATCGCCTACGAACCGGCCGAGAACCTGCAGGAGAGCCTACGCAAGCACTGCGACGTACTGCATCCGGAATACTTCCCTGGCACGCAGCCGTTGGAGCCTGGCAGCGTGTCGTTGTTGACCTCGATCGCGTGCTTCTATGCGGTCGACGACCCAATCAAGTTCGTCAGCGCCGTGAACGACGCGCTGTCGGCGCGAGGCATCTGGGTGCTGCAGTTTCAGGACTTGCACCAGATGCTGATGGCGACGGCGTTCGACGACATCTGCCATGAGCACCTCTTCTACCCGAGCCTCGCGTCGATCGCGCGGATGATCGAGCCGTTCGACTTGGAGATCATCGACGCCGAGCGCCGCGAGATCAACGGTGGGAGCCTGCGCGTGACGGTCGGCCGGCGCTGGCGGCACGTCTCGCCACACGTCAAGGCGATGACGATTGCCGAGTATCGCTGCGAGCACTTCATGACGCTGCGCGACTTCGCGCAACGGTTGCTGAAGACGCGCGAGAAGATCTACCAGGCACTCGACACGCAGCGTGGGCCGATCGACCTCTACGGTGCCTCGACGAAGGGCAACACGCTGCTGCAAGTCTGCGACCTCGGGCCGAAAGACATCCGCCAGGCCTGGGAGCGGTCGCCCGAGAAGTGGGGCCGGCAGACGATCACCGGTATCCCGATCGTCAGCGAAGAAGCAGGGCGCGCCGACCCGCCGGCCATGCTCGTCGTCGGCATTTGGCAGTTCCGCGACGCGATCCTCCAGCGTGAAAAAGCGTATCTGGCGCAGGGGGGAAAGTTATTGTTCCCGCTGCCGAGAGTTGAGGTCATTGATGGTCTTCACCAAGGTGTCGGTGCTCATTCCCACACGGCATCGGCTTGAAAGGCTGGGGCAAGTGATTGCGTCGTACCTGCAGACGGTCAACGTGGACCATGAGCATTCGGAGCTGGCCTTTCGCGTCGACGACGACGACGTCGAGACGCAACGCTACCTCGGGCGCGTCTCAGACGAGGCGGTCGTGCCCTGCCGCGTCGTCGTTGGGCCGCGCAAGAAGGGCTACGCGAGCCTGGGCGATTTCTTCAACGAACTCTATGCGGCGTCGGATGGCGACGTGCTGATGTGCGGCAACGACGACATGGTCTTTCAGACGTTCGGCTGGGACGAGAAGATCCTCGACGAGGCGAACCGCTATCCGGACGGCATCTTCGACTTTGGCGTGGCGACGCACAACGAAGCGAACTTTCCGTTTGCGACCGTCTCGCGCAGCATGTGCGACCGACTGGGGTTCTTCTTTGACCCGCGTATGTTCTGGGGCGACATCTTTTGGCGGGACGTCACGTCACGATTCGGGCGGGCCATCGCGCTCGCCGACATTCGGATCGACCACGACTGGGCGGGCTTCGCGCCAGATGAGGTGTTTCTCGAGGGTGAGCCGACGCGCCGGGCCGACCACCTGGCGTTTCACGCGCAGGCGGTGAACGAAGCCGTGGAGAAGCTGAAGTGAAACCCATCTATGTGTGCGTCCCGGTCCTCAGGCGCTACGACCTGCTCCGGCAGATGCTCATATCACTGGAGCCGAGCACCGTCGAGCCGTCGGGCGTCTACGTCATCGACAACGGGCGCAACGCCGAGCGGGTGAAGGCGGCGACCGACAGGTGCCCATTCCCCGTCGTCATCTGGACGCCCGAGGAGCCGATGGGCATCGCGGAGTCGTGGAACTGGTTCCTGGACCACGCGCCAGAGGAGCGTCTCATCACGAACGATGACATCGTCTTCGCGCCCGAGTCGCTCGAAGCGTTCGGCAAGACGACGACCGACATCTGCTGGTCGCGCGAGGCGGGCTTCTCGTGCTTCATCATCCGCGACAGCTGCGTGAAGAAGATCGGCTACTTCGACGAGTCGATCTCGCCTGGCTACGCCTACTTCGAGGACGAGGACTACGCGCAGCGGATCAACCGGAAGGGCAAGGGGCCGGAGTTCGCGACCTCCGGCGATTGCGTCTCTGGCCTGGAGCACTTGCACAGCCAGACGATCTCGGTGGCGTCGCCAGATGAGCTCGAGGACCACCATCGTCGGTTCTGGGTCGCGCGCTACAACTACGTCATGAAGTGGGACCTGCAGAAGGAGTTCAACATGGACAAGAACCTATGATCACGTTTCTGGTGCCGACCATCGGTCGTCCCTCGCTGCTGCACACGCTGCGGTCGATCGAGACGTTGCCGGGCGACGAAATCCTCGTCGTCGGCGGTGTCAATCCGATGTGCACCGATCCGCGCGTGCGGTGCATCCCATGCAAGCCGGGTGGAGATTGGGGACACGCCGAGCGCAACTACGCGTCACCGATGGCAAAAGGCCAGTACATCGCGCACATCGACGACGACGACGTCTACTCGCCAGGGACGAGGGCGTTGATGCAGGACGCCATCGAGAAGACGCCGGGCTTGCCCATCTTGTTTCGCATGCAGTATCCGAACGGGTATCGGCTCTGGCAAGAGGAGAAAGTCTATTGCGGGAATGTTGGGACGCCGATGTTCTTGATCCCGAACCAACCCGAGAAGTGTGGGACGTGGGGATCGTTCGTCGGCGGGGACTGCTCGTTCTTGGAAACAAGCAAGTGGGCGGCGGAGGACTACGTGTGGCGGCCAGAGGTCACGGTGCTGTTGGGGCACAACGTATGATCATCGGCTTCAACAAACCAGCAGGCATCGGCATGATCGCGCGCATCGACATCGTGAATGGTGACGAGATTTACCAAAATGTTCCAGTCATGATTCTTCGAGAAGCAACGGTTGAAGAATGGCTGGCGGATGCGGTAGACCGCTACGGCGAACAGAAAGGGAGGGCTGTATTAGCAGAACGATTATCTCAGTTTCCAGGTGCTGTGTTTTACGACGTGAGCATTGATTAGCGTGGGGCTAATGACTATGAAAAAGCTACTGTGGGTCGGAGACGCCGCGTGCCCCTCTGGGTTCGCGCAGGCGACGCACAAGACGCTCGAGACGCTGAAGGACCATTACGACGTGACCGTCTTGGGAATCAACTACCGCGGCGATCCCTACGACTATCCTTATCCCATCTACGCCGCTGCCGCCGGCGGTGATCAGCTCGGGATCAACCGCCTCATCTGGATGTGCGCGAACTTCGAGCCCGACCTCATCGTGCTGCAGAACGACCCGTGGCAGATTCCGCTCTACCTGCGGCAGCTGCAGCAGTATCCCGAGCATCGGCACATTCCGGTCATCGCGTCGCTGGCCGTCGACGGGAAGAACCAGCAGGGGATGAACCACCTCAACGGCCTCTCGCTAGCCATCTTCTGGTCTGAGTTCGGGCAGCGCGAGGCACGCAAGGCCGGGTATACGGGGCCGAGCACGGTCATTCCGCTGGGCGTCGACCTCGACACCTATTACCCGATCGACAAGACCCAGGCGCGGCTGAACCGCAAGCTCGACTTCGTCAAGGACAAATTCATCGTCGGCAACGTCAACCGCAACCAGCCGCGCAAGCGCTGGGACTTGACGATCGAGTACTTCGCCGAGTGGGTCAAGGCCGAGAAGATCAAGGACGCGCGGCTCTACTTCCACACGGCGCCGACGGGCGACGTCGGCTGCGACGTCAAGCAGTTGGTGAAGTATTACGGCATCCTCGACATGTTGCTGCTGCGCGAGCCGCAGGTCTGGTACGGCGACTCCGATGAGGCGATGCGCGAGACTTACAACTGCTTCGATGTCCAAGTGAGCACGACACAGGGCGAGGGGTTCGGCCTGACGACGTTCGAGGGCATGGCCTGCGGCGTGCCGCAGATCGTGCCCGATTGGGCGGCGCTCGGAGAGCACGCGAGGAACGCTGCACTGCTTGTGCCGTGCACGTCGACGGCCATCGGGTGGCCCTACCTGAACATCATCGGCGGCATCGCGGATAAGGCAGGCTTTATCAAAGCACTGTCGTTGATGTATCACGACCACAACGTGCGTGAAGAGTTCAGAGCTCTCGGTTTCGTGCGTGTGATGGACGATAAATTGCGTTGGCCGAACATCGGCGAGCGGTGGGTGAAAGAGCTGGCGCAGATCGAGGCCAAGCACACCGAGATCGAGTGGAAGGACCTCGGACGTCCAGAAGAGGTGACCACGTGAAGCCGGACGCCGCCGCGATGATCGCGAAGCTGCAGAAGGTCTTGAGGATCTGGCCGGCGCGCGTCGGCGCGGCCCTCTACCAGGAAGGGCAGATCATCATGACCGAGTCGAAGAAGCGTTGCCCGGTGGCGCCTGACGGTGGCACGCTGCGCGCGAGCGGACAGGTCCATCCGCCTGAGTACGTCGGCCCGCACATCTCAGTCACGTTGTCCTATGGCGGCGCGGCCGAGGCCTACGCCATCGCGGTGCACGAGCATCTCTCGGAGCATTCTCCACCCTCGTGGAAGGTGGCCGAGGCGGCTGGACGGGGCATCCACTGGAACGTGCCAGGCACGGGGCCGAAGTTCCTCGAAGGGCCGATCAACGAGGCGCAGCCGACCATCGCGGCGCGCATCGCGCAACGCATCAACTTGAACGAGGTGCAGGTCTAATGCCCTTCCTCGATGAACTCGCAGATCGGCTTGTCGCCGCAGGCGTCGGCACGCGCAGTGCCAACATCTTCCTCGGGGCGAACGCGCTCATCCCGCAGGGCGACGGGCCGTTCTTGACGGTCATCGAGACAGGCGGCATGGCGCCGACGCGCATCCAGAACAAGGCGAGCGTCGCGCAGCAGCAGCCGACGGCGCAGATCGCCGTGCGAGGCGCACGCTACAACACGGCGCGCGCGATGTGCAAAGCGGCGTACGACGCCCTCGACGGCGTCTTCAACACGACCCTCAGCGGCACGTTCTATCAGCGCATGGTCGCACGACAAGAACCGACGGACATCGGATTGGACAGCGTGGGGCGTCCCGTCATTGTCTTCAACGTTGAAGCACAAAAGGAGCCCTCGTAGTAGGTAGCTGTTCACCGCACGTTCGAGCCTCGGCCCTCTTATACAGGAGTGTGACACATGGCGATCTCAGGACACGGAACAAAAGTCGCGCGCGCGCCCGCCGCGACGCCGACGGTCTTCACCGACATCGCGGAGATGAAGGACGTCACCCCGCCAGAGTTTTCCCGCAACGAGTTCGACGCGACGACGCAGAACCTCAACATCGACACCTACGTGGTCGGTGTGCTGCGTCGCAGCGGATTCACGATGTCGCTGAACTTCCTCGACACCGACGGATCGCACGACCACCTGACCGGTTTGCTCAAGGCGATGATCACTGAGCCGCCGCCGGTTGACGGCTACCGGATCACGTTTCCCAGCGGCGTCATCTGGGTGATGAGCGGTCAGGTGTCGAAGTTTGCGCCGAAGTATCCGGTGGACGGTCTGCAGGAAGCCGCGGTCACGATTCGACCGACGGGCCGCATGACCATCAACGGGATCATCATCGGCTAGGTCTGCCCCACGCAGCGTTTGCTTCTCCCTTGCCGGTTCAGGGGACCAAGCGTAGTAGGAACCGGCACTTACCTCGGCATGCGTGGGGAGAGCAGGCTATGAGCGAACAGAACGGACAGCAGCGGATCTTGAGCGTCGACGAAATGCTCGGAGCGGACGACGTCGAATACCAGACGGTGCCGAGCTGGAAGGTCAAGGACCCGAAGACGGGTGAGATGATCCAAGGCTACGTGCGCATCGCGTCGCTGAACGCCGAGGACCTCATCGAGTGGCGCGAGGCGAACGAAGGCCCAGCGAAGCGCACGATGGGCATTCGGCTCCTCGTGAGCAGCCTCGTCGACGAGCAGGGCAATCGCATCGGCAGCGCCAAGCACTACGAGCAGTTCAAGAAGAAGTCGAACGCGGTGATGGAGAAGATCCTGGCCGAGATCATCAAGCTGAACGGCATGACGCAGAAGGCGGAGACGACTGCAAAAAACGACTGAAGCGAAGCCCCTCTCGGCGCTTCGCCTATCAGTTGGCCGTCAAGCTCGGACGGACTGACGTGAACGGGATGCTCAGGGCGATGTCGGCCAAGCAGTTTCGCGACTGGGAAACCTATGCGCAGATCGAGCCGTTCAACGAGATGCGCCAGGACTACCGCATCGCGAGCGTGGTGGCGATGATCTTCAACATGGCGGTCAAGTCGGATGACCGCAAGCCGATCAAGGAGTTCCTCTTGCCCTTCGGCGAAGACGTCGAGAAGTCACGGCAGACGCCAGAGCAGATGGAGCGCATGGCCAAGTGGATCGCCCTCTGCTACTCGGTGGGCGCAAAGGATCTGTAGATGGACATCGGGTCACTCACTGGCGAAATCACCCTCGAAGATAAGCTCTCTGGCGCCCTCGACAGCGTCACCGAGAAGATCAAGGACTTCGCTGGTGAACTGGAGGGGATGACCGGGGCTGCGGCCATCGGCTTTGGCGTGCTGACCGCAGCCGTGCTGGCGACGACGGCCAGCATCGTGAAGCTCGGCGAGGAAGGGTCGACGCTGATCGGCGTCGAGACGGCGTTCGATCATCTGGCCGAGGGCATCGGCCTGACGGGTGAGGCGCTACGCGGGACGCTGTCAGAAGGCCTCAAGGGCACCGTGACCGACATGACCGCGATGCAGTCGGTCCAGCGGCTGCTCGTCTCTGGTTTCAAGCTCACCGACGACCAAGCGAAGCTGCTCGCCGAGACGGCCCGCGAGCTGGGCAAGGCGTTCGGCGTCGACGCCGCCTCGGAACTCGAGACGATGAGCACGGCGCTCGCCACCGGCCGCACGCGCACGCTGGCCTTGCAGGGCGTCGTCGTCGACGTCAAGAAGGGCGAGGAGGAGTTCGCCAAGTCGATCGGCACGACGGTTGACCAACTGAACGCCGAGGGGCTGCTCGAGGGCAAGCGCATCGCCATCATGGAAGGCGTCAAGGCCAAGCGCGACGCGCTCGGCGTCTCCGAGCTGAGCTTCAAGGAGATGGTCCAGCAGACGAACACGGCCATCAAGGAATGGGGCGAGAGCCTGGCCAAGTCCGTCGCGTCGTCGCCAGATGTGCTCGAAGCCTATCAGGCGATGAAGACGGCCTTCGTCCAGACGTTCGGCGGCGATAGTCAGGACATGCTGAAGACGGTCACCGGGTGGATCAACACCTTCGCCAAGGGCGTCACGGAGAATGGCCCGACGGTCGTCAAGGTGCTCGGCGACGTGCTCAGCGGCATCAAGAGCGTCTTCGATTTCCTCGCCGCGCACGAGACGGCGATCAAGAACCTCGCCGTCGGCGTCGCGGCCTACGCGGCGGCGTGGGAACTGCTGACCTTTGGCGGGACGATCGTCACCGGCGTCATCGCCGGGCTCAAGGCCATTCAAGTCTCGGCCACGCTGCTCGAAGCCAGCTCGCTCATCGGCCTCATCACGCCCATCGGCCTCGTGGCGGTCGCGGTCGCAGGGCTCGCCGTCGCGGTCTACAACTTCAACAAGCAGATTGCCGACATGCAGAAGCCCAGCACGACGGGCGACCTGCTCGACAGCCTGAAGACGAAGGCCAACGGCGCAGGCCTGACCATCGATGACCTGAAAAAGAAGATGGCCGCGCTCGGCAAGGGCTCGCTCGAAGGCACGACGCTGACGATTCCTGGCATCGCGCCGAAGGGCGGCACGCCGACCGACAACTCGAAGTTCATCAAGGACCAGTCCGATAAGATCGAGGCCGCGACGAATGCAAGCATCGCGAAGACGGCCGAGCTGTGGGACCAGTACTTCACGACCGTCGACAAGATGAACCTCGACTCGGTCGGCGCGCAGGTTCTGGCCATCGACCGCAAGGAGACGGCCGAGGTCGCTGCGCTCGACAAGAGCAAGAAGTACAACCAGGATTACCAAAACCAGCTGCAGGCGATCGAGGCGGTGGCTGATGTCAACCGCGCGGCGATCTTCGAAGATCTGCGCAAGAAGAACGTCGCGGCCGACGAGAAGGCGCTGACCGAGAGCCAGGCGGCGTTGGTCGCCGACGGCGAGAAGCGCCTCTCCCTCAGCACGGCGACGTTCGACAAGCTCACGTCGGCTGCCGAGAAGGAGCAGCGCACGCTCGAGGACGTCACGACGACGGGCCTCGACCGTCAGCTGCTCGACATCCAGCGCTCGGCCGAGGATCAGATCGCGGCCCTTGGCGCCGTACCGCAGGACGAAGCCATGGCGTCGTTGTGGCAGGCGAATGTCGACAAGATCCACGCCATCCAGCAACAGCAGGTCGACAACCTCTACGTCGACAACGACGCGATGGTAAAGAATTCGACCGACGCGCTGCAAGCCATCGCCGACAAGAACTATACGACGTGGCTGGCGATGGCGGCTGATCCTGACGAGTATTCGAAGCAAGCCATCCAAGACATGAAGGACATCGCCGACGCCTCGCAGCGCACGGCGTTGGGCATCCAGAAGAGCCTTGGGGCTGACCTCTTCACCGCGTTGAAAGGCGTCCCGAACACGATCGCCGACGCGTTCAAGAGCGGTGGCAGCCTCCTCAGCGCCGCAGAATCGCTCGGCAGTCAATTCGGGGCCATCTTCGGCAAGCACATCGGCACGTCGATCTCCGACGCTGTCTCTGGCCTCGGGTCGCTCGCGGGCCCCATCGGCGCGGCCATCGGCGCGCTCGCCGGCCCGCTCATCGGCCTGCTGGCCAAGATCGGCGGACCCTCGCAGAACGAACTGGCGGCCCGCTCGACGTTCGCCGACTTCCAGAAGCAGTTCGGCACGCTGCCGCAGACCATCGACGCCGTGGGCGCCGCCTACGCCCGCATGGGCCTGACGGGCACCGAGGCGCAGCGCGACATCCAGCGCGCCCTCGACGCGACGCACGTCAGCGCCGCGGCTGAGGCCTCGGCCCTCGACACGATCAACCTCGTGCTCGACGCCGACAAGCAGCGCACGCAGGACCTCACCGACGCCACGAACGCCGTCATCACGGCTGGCAAAGGCTACTCGGGACCGCTGCCCGCGGCCCTCCAGGTGACGATCGACCAGATCATGAACGCCTCTGGCGCGACTGACGCCATGAAGACGGCGCTGCAGGGCGTGCTTGACCAGGCTGAACCCGACTACAAGAAGCTCACCGCGCTGGCCGGCACCTACGGCCTGTCGCTGGCGGACCTCGGGCCGAAGTTCGAGCAGGCGGACCTCGAAGGACGTTCGAAGCAGATCTTCGACGACTTCACGGCCCTCACGCAGGCCGGCGGCGACGTCGGCGGCGTCCTCAGCCACATGCGCGACCAGATCAGCGCCTTGGTCGACGACTCGCTGAAGTTCGGCACGGCCATCCCCGAGAACATGAAGCCGCTGATCGACGAGCTGGCGAAGAGCGGGCAGCTGACCGACGACCAAGGCAACAAGATCGAGGACACGTCGAAGCTGACGTTCGAGGACACGCCGCTCGACAAGAGCTTGAAGGGGTTGAACGACGCCATCGACCACCTATCAGAAGTGCTGGGCCTCGTACCAGGTCAGCTCGACAAGATCGGCACGGCGGCGAACAATCTGCCGAAGGACCCCTTCGCCAACTATAACCCTCCGGCACCGCCTGTGGAGCAACCGCAAGGCTATGCATCAGGCGGCACGGTCTACGCTGCTTCAGGGATGACTTCCGGCCCCCGCGGCACCGACACCGTGCCAGCGTGGCTGACGCCGGGCGAAGACGTCACGTCGGTCCAGCAGAAGAAGGACAACGCCGAGTCGTTCGATGCGCTGCAGACGGAAGTGATGGGACTGCGCGCCGACATGAACAGCAAGTTCCCCCGCGCGATTGGCAGAGCAATCGGTACGGCCCTCGTCGGAGTCAGGACTGCGTCCTAAGTGGCGACCTACTACCTTGCGACGACGGGCAATGATGGCAACACTGGCGGCATCAGCGACCCGTGGCTGACCTTTGCGCATGCGGGAGCGATCCTCGTAGCCGGTGATACGCTGACCGTGCGCGGTGGAACCTACGATGAATCGCGAATCGGTGATACGTTTCCGAGCGGCACGGATTGGACGACCGGCGCCATTACCGTCGTCGCCTATCCAGGGGAAACGGTGACGGTCTGGCCGACTACGTTTGCCGTACAGACGGTGTTGTGGCTGCAGGGGAAGGCGTTTCACATCTGGGACGGCATCAGCCTGCGCGGCGACAACATGGAACCGGATGCCCCGAACGCCCTCATCGACGGCTCGAACCACATCCGCATTAAGAACAGCAGCAATTACCGTGCGGCGTGCGCTGGCGTCCTCGTCAAACAATCTTTCGCGGCGTCGAACTCCATTGAACTGATCAACCTGACGATCACCAATGGCGACTTCAACAGTTCGTCGACGCAGCCGGCCGCCGGGATCTGGTTTACGTCGGTCGCCGGCAACGCGACAGGGACGAATCTGGCGAACCTCGTCGACGGGTGCCATATCAGCGGCTTCACGCGAACCTTCTATGACGCGGCAGTCAACATCACCGGCGACCCAGACCGGCTTGGCGGCATTACCATCCGTAACAACGTCCTCAGCGGCAATAGCATCGGGGCGATCCTCCGGCACGCGACGACCGTGGCCAATCAGTTCTACAACAATACGGTGTCTGGGAACACCGGGGACGGGATCAACAACTACAGCGATACCAACAACAGCACCATCTTCAACAACACGATTCACGGCAATGGAGGCTGGGGCATCAACATCGGCGACGGCAGCAACGTCAGACTGACATCGATCAAGAACAACTCGATCTCGAGCAACACGAGCGGCCCGATTCGCATCGGGACGGCCGACGCCGCCAACACGGCCGTCATCGCCCACAACAACTTCAACGGCAACGGCAACGGCAACGTCGACAGCGATGGAAACGGCCTCTCGACGGCCACGAACACGACGACCGTCGCGCCGGCCTATGTCAATGCGGGCACTGGCGACTTTTCGCTGCAGGGCAGCAGTGGCCTGATCGACATCGGCGTGACGCTCAGCGCCGTGACGACCGACCAAGTTGGCACGACGCGTCCGCAAGGGTCCGCCTACGACATCGGGGCATTCGAGTTCAGCGCCTTTTCTGGCTTCCGGCAAGCGGTCCTCGACGGCCTCGTCTCGGCGCAGTCGGAAACGAACGGCTTCAACGCCAAGCACTCGCAGATCTCCGCCTCAGCCGTCACGCGCGTCAGTAATACGGTCGTCACGATCTTCCTGCCGCCGCTCGTCGGCTACGACATCACGGTGCTAGAGCAATTGACCGAGACGATCCCCGCGTCGGCGCTTGCTGGCGGCGTGGCGATCGTCGCGACGCCAGTTATCACCATCCTACCGAGCGGAGGGACGACGGGATCGACAGGGACGGTGACAGGAACGGCGACAGTCGTTGGCGTTGGACGGACCCTGGCGACGAGCGTCGGCATCGCGGCGGGCGTGGCTGGCGTCACGGCCTCTTCGACGGTCACGGTGCCGCGTGGCTTGTCGTTCCCGTCGTCGACGGCGACGGCCGTTGGCAGGGCCGCGGCTCGCGCCACGGGCACGGCGACCGGCAGCGCAGCGGTCATAGGCATCCTCAATCAACCTGGCGCGCACATCGGCACGGCAGCAGGCGGCTCGACTGCGACGGCCGTCGGTCGCGCCGCCTCGCGTGGCACGGGCAACGCAGCTGGCACGTCGACGGCCACGACGTCGCCAAAGACGCTGACGAGCGGCACGATCGAGATGGAGTTCAATGGGATCGGCGGAGGTTGGACGATGGTCTCCGACTGGCGCCGGTCGGTCGGCGTGCAGTGGCACCGGGGGTTCCCCGGCGTCGGTGTACTGGACCTCGTGGCGGACATCGGGACGCTCAACCTCACGCTTGACAACAGCGAGCAGAACAGCGCGACGCTTGCCGGCTACTACAGCCCAGACAACGTGAACTGTCGCATCGGCTTCGGCCTCAATGCGCGCGTCCGCTACTCGATCGGCGGCACGGTGCGCTTCCTCGGCTTCATCGCGGCGATCGACCCGGTGCCCGGCCTGAAGGGCCCCCGCTACGTGAACATCGAGGTCGAGAGTTGGATGGCCGTCGCTGCGCGCACGCGGTGTAACGCCAACCTGCCGGTGCAGTTGAACAAGCGCGGCGACGAGATCTTCCAGCTGCTCATCGACAATATGGCGCCAGGCACTGGGCCGCCGGCCGTGCAGCGCCAAGGCACGCTCGACATCTACCCCTATACGCTCGACCGGCTACGCGACGAACAGACGCTGATTCGTGACGAGATCTACCGCGTCTGCACGAGCGGCCTGGACCGGTGCTGGGAGCGCGGCGACGGGACGGTGGTCTTCGAGAGCCGCGCGCAACGCGCCTCGGTCGTGGCGAGCGTCGACACGTTCACTGACAGTTCAGGGTTCACGCCGTCACGCGACAGGTCGGGCATCGTCAACAGCGCGCAGACGACCGTCCATCCACGGTTGCCTGGCGCGGCCTACGTCGTGATGTACAGCTTGAATGCGCCCATCACGCTGACGCCAGGGCAACCGGTGTCGATCACCGGTACGTGGACGGACCCCGACAACCCGAACGTGCGCGTCGGGGCGATCGACCTCTTGCCGCTCGTCGCTGGTGTCGACTATATCGTCACTGGCCCGTCTGGTGACATCACGCCATACGCGACGGTGACGACGGGACTCTCAGGCAACGCGACGGCGTTCACGGTGACCCTCGGCGGATCGGTCACCGGGCAATTAACGCGGCTGCAGCAACGCGGGAAGCCGCTCTACGACTATGGCCCGATCGTCCTCACGTGGGCTAACCAGGCGAGCATGCTGCAGAACGGCGTGCAGCAGCAGAGCGTCGACATGGCGTATCAGGCTGACCAGCGCTTCGGCCTCGAAGCCGCGCAGTACATCGTCTCGACGCAATCGGTCTTGCAGACGCGGGTCGAGGCCTTCCGGCGAGTCTACGGCCTGAGCAACACGATAGAACTGCAGCGCACGTTGGCGCGCGAGATCGGCGATCGCGTGACGATCATCGATCCGTTGACAGGCATCAATCGGACGTTCTTCATCAACGCGATCACCGAGACAGAAGTCGACAGCGTGCTGACGACCGAGTGGATGCTGGCCCCTGCCGACGTGACGACGTTCTGGATGCTCGAAGTGTTTGGGCGCAGCGAGTTGGATACGACCGCCCGCCTGGCCTTCGGCCTAATCGTGGGGAATCCGTAATGCCATACATTGCCATCGAGACGGCGACCAGCCTCCGCTTTGCAGATGGGACGCACGTCAAGACTCCAGAGCAGTACCTCGGGTGGCACCGTTTGCACGTCGACAGTCGCGCAGTGGCCGTCGTCTTCGGCAGCGATGCGCCACTTGCTGCGCGCATCAACTACGGACGGTGGATCGCCGACTGCGTGTGTCGCACCGGCATGTATACGCATCCCCTGTGGAGGATGGCCTGCTGCGGCGAGTGCGGCGCGGTGTATCGCGACGTCGTGTTTCCACAGGACTGGCCGTTCATCGAACGCGAGTTGCTGAAGCGACCGGCGCGAGAGTCGCAGAATTGGTTTCCGACGGAGACGCTCGACATGCTGCAACGCGAATCAGCCGCGCATGGAGTGGCCTAGTGGCGTGGAGCGTCCCTAAAACGTGGACCGTCGGCGAGTTCGTCACCGCGGCGATGATGAACGTCTACGTCCGCGACAACATGAACTTCCTGCACGACCAGTTTGGGCAGTGGACACCGGTGCCGTTCAACAATGCCAACTTTTTTACCGACGCCCCGTCCCTGTGGCTCGTCGCGGTGAATAACATTCAACAGAATCAATCCCAGATCTACAACGGCAATACGTTGTTGTGGTCGTTCAGTTGCGGCGCAACCAGGTTGACCAGCCCCTCGACGTACCTGTACCTCACTGCGCCGAACAGTGGCGGGACGCCATTCCATACGGTCGAACAGGTTGATCGGACCGCATATGCTGACAGTTTTCCCGCACCGGCCGTCGAGTGCTTGATCGGGCCGATTTCACCGTTTGTCCTACGCGTCTGGCGCGTCGACGGTTTGCAGTTCACCTCCGGTACAGCGTTGGGCCTTTACTTCAACATCTTCATGAGGATCGGCTGATGGCGTGGACCGTGCCTCGCACGTGGGTCACCGGCGAGCTGGTCTCGTCGTCGATGTTCAACACCAACGTCCGAGACAACTCGAACTTCCTCTTTACGAACTTCGGCGTGTGGGCGCAGGTACCCTTTAACGTGGCGAACTTCGGCGGAGACGCAGGCCTCTGGACGGTCAACGCAGGAAATGTCACGGCAAACTTCTTCGAGGTCGTCAACCAGACGCTGTACTGGATTTTCGCCGTGAACACTACGACCCTCGTCACGGCGACAACCTTCTTGCATATCATCTCTCCCGTCATCGGAGCCTATCATCTGACTGGAAACGCTTCGCAGGCCAAGCGCGTCTCCCTCCTTGGCGATGCCGGCGGCCTATATGCTTGCGTCATAGGGCCTCTGAACCCGACGACGATGGGTGTCTGGCGCGTCGACGGACAACTCTTTCAACCCAACGGGGCCTCGCTGTCGTTGTGGTTTAACACCTTCTGTCAGGTACTGGCAACTTAATGGCTTGGTCGATTCCCCGCTCATGGATCCCCGGCGAAATCGCCACGGCGGTGATGATGAACGCCAACGTGCGCGACAATCAGAACGCGCTGCTGGCCCTCTTCACACCGTGGGTCGACGTGTCGTTCGATCCGTTGGACTTTACGGCGGACGATGGACTCGGTGGAGGGGGAGCCTCTTGGACGCAATCGACGTTGAGCATCACGCACAACGCGTACTTCGTCGTGCAGAACACGTTGTTCTGGTCGTTCGGCTGTAATGGCTCATTCTGCTCGGGCGGGTCTGGTAATGACCAAATCCTATTCTTGTTCATCCGACAACCGACGCGACTGACCCGCAATTTCGCCACGAGTGAGCAGATCGGATTGGTCAGCTATCTGAACTGCCAAGGACAGATTGCTGGCGTCAACATGGCCGAGTGGATCTGCCGCCCGATCTCAGGCGCACAACTGCGTATGGAGCCGAACAACAGCATCCCGTTTACAGCGACGCACGGCTTCAACAACCCGCTGACGCTGTACTTCAATGTCTTTATGTGGATTATATGAAACAACTATTTCTCCTGGCTTTCCTCACATCCGCGTGCGCGACATTGCCGCCAGGCCCCGTCGTGCCGGCTCCGACGCCGACGAATCCGGCGCTCGGCGTCGTGGGATCATACCGAGGCCCGCTGGACGCGGCGACGTTGTCCACCCTCGCGACGACGAACCTCACGCTGCGCGCAGGCGTGGCAACCGCTCAGCAGGCGCAGCAGATCGTCGATTCCGTGAAGCCTTACCCCTCGCTGCACGTCCTCTGGCTCGTGGAGGCGGCCGACGACAGCATCGTCAAAGCCATCGAGCCGATTGCGCAAGCGTCGCTGCAGACGTGGGGCATCGAGCTGGGGAACGAGCTGGACCTTGGCGGACTGTCATCGAAGCAGTTCGGCGACTGGGTGCTGCGCAACCACACGTGGCTGCGAGCGGCTGGCTACACCGGGCGCGTCGTCAGCGGCGGGATCTTCGCCGTGCAGCCCGAGACGCTGAAATGGCTGACGGACGCAGGTTCTCAGAACTGGCCGGCGGACATCATCATCGCCGTGCACCGCTACGGCGACCCTGACAGCAGCGACAAGTACACGAGCCGCGACGCCGAGAACCAAGCGATCCTCCAAGCCACGCGCGGGCATCAGGTGGTCGTCACCGAGTTCGGCTATCCGACGCACACCAGTGCCGACGAAGCGTGGGCGGCCGAGGCCGTGAAGCGCGACATCAGCTGGTTCGGCAAGCTGGCCGCGCCGCTCATCACGCAGTACCAGCTGCTCGATGGGCCTGGCACCGGGAACATCGATCACTTCGGCATCAAGACTGTCGACGGGCGGTGGAAGACTGGCGCGGCGACGCTGGGCATCATGCCGCGTCCGCCGCCCACTGGCGTCGCAGCGGACCTCGTGGCCTGCAAGTCGCCCTTCATCGACAACTACTGCGACGGGATGCCAGGGGCGGTCTTTGCCATCGAGGTCGCACCGAACGTCTGGAAGACGTACAAGGGCGATGGGAACGGCTACGCGTGGGCAGCCGACCTCCCGAACGTCCCAGACAGCCGCATCACCATCTCCGCGCCGGGTTACTTCACCCTCGGCCCCGTCCACGTCGACATCAACCACGTTCCCCCTATTCCAACTGACCTCGTCGCGGTGAACGCGGCGGGCATTCACAACGTCTGGCAGTTGCAGGCCGAGCCGCCGCCGTTCCCGCCGCCGCCCACGCGTCAGCAGGCGCTGAACGTCCATATTACCGGGCAGGGGCTGACGGTCGATACGCAGCAGTACGGCACGCTGCCGTGGTGGGAAGCCGCGCTGACATACCTGACATCGACCGACCGCAACGCCGTCTACGCCGCGAAGCACGCGTCGACCGCGTGGCCTAGCGGCGACGCGCACGCCATCATCGCCGTGCCCTCGGGCCGCGCGCTCTACGACGAGCCGAATCAGCCGTACAACGCCACGGCGTTCCCGCCGCTCGACTGGACGAACGGCGGCACGGCGATGGTGCCAGAGTTCGACGCGCTCGTGATCGAAGTGATCCGCAATGGCTTCGTGCCGATGATCTTTCTCGACGAGACGATGGCGACGAGCAACAAGACGTTGCCGGTCGTCATCGACGCGCTGCAGCATTCGGCGCTCGGCGACCTCACGCCCTACGTCATCATCCTGCCTGGCTGGGACGGGGTCTTCTACGGCTGGGAGCCGTCGCACGAGGTGATCCCGGCGTGGGCGGCGAACGCGCGCCGGCAGTGCCCGGCCTGCTACCTCGGCATCGAGCACAACGTCGGGCACATTCCGCTCGGCGAGGGCGACTCGGACTGGACGCCTACCGGGCTGATGAAGGACTTCGACCTGCTGCTGTCGGAGTTCTGGGATGGCATCTTCGACGACACGGTCTACCAGATCGCGGGGCGCACGATCCGACCGTACCACCGGCCAGCGGACCAGGTCGGCGACCCGAACCCGCCGATGTACATGAAGGGCAACCTGCGGGACCCGAATGCGCAGCCCGCGTGCTTCTTTGAGTTTGGGATGTACGGGTGGGTGCGTGGGTCATCAAGTGCTGCGTCGATTGTCCAGTGGCGGAAACGGTTCAAGGACCTCGGATATGCGTGTGGAGGGTAACGTGAGGGTCATCGACCGATTGAACATCAAGTACTTGCTGAAGATCCTTCGAGGCGATGCGTTCACGAAATGCCCTCGCTGCGGGTATCAGTCACCGATCGCATCGAAAGAAGAGCAGATCAACGCGGAGCACAAGGCGCAAAAGGAGAAGGCATGAGAAGTGTAATGATCATCATCGCGCTGCTCGCGGGCGGCTGCGCCACAGCCGCGCCGAACCTGACGCCGGTCGGGCAGCACGCCTACACGGCCGACCAAGTGGCGATGCGGGTGGCGGAGCTGCAGAACGCGGCGATACAGGCGGAGGCGACGGGCGGACTGCCCACGGCGACAACGCGGATCATCGTGCAGTTCGCGGTCACCGTGGCGCCGACATTGCGCGCGGTGCCGGCCGGGTGGCCGCAGACGGTCTTGGCGGCGTGGACGGCGGCGAAGATGCAAGTCGGACCGTTGACGAACCCGCTCGTCGTCGCCGCGATGAGCGCCTTGGACGTCGTGATTGCTGGGATCCAGCCATGAATACAGCACTCTTGCTCGCGCTCATCACGCAGATCGGCATCCCGGAACTCGAAGCCTGGCTGCGGTCCTTGCGCGGCGGCGGCCAGCAGACGTTGACCGACGCCGACGTGCTCGCGAAGTTGGCGACCGACACGAAGTTCATCGAGGACATCGGCAACGCGTGGTTGGCACAGCACCCGAAGTAAGCTACATCTTGACAAGCTGATCCTGTAACGACTGGATAAACCGTTGAAGTTGTTCTTTAGTGAGCATCACTTCGCGGCAACGGCCGCGATCGGGACCGACTGAACGATAGGTCAACCGGAGTTCTAAGATGGGTAACGACGAACCCTCAACGACGATCCCATCGATGACCTCAGATTCAACGAATCGGCCGAAGAGCGTTGCGACTTCTGATTTCATGGGTTCCTTAAAGTGCGACTGGGTCCGGTGTCCGGGCTTCTCGGCCCTGGCGCCGGCGCCCGTGCCGCCACCGCTGCCCTGCGACTGCGGGAGGGCGCCGAAATAAACCTCGGAGGCGGTGCAACCTCGACCCGTGGCGTCATCGTCATCCGTAACGAACAAGAACGATCCCCAGTCAGGCCAAATTCCCACCGCATTCATCGAGTGCTGACCCGCCGGCAATATGGCGGGTATCGATCTCCGAGGCTCATCACAGGCCGTAGAGCCAGTCCCAGAAGGCATACCACATGTCCCACCAGGACACCGAGACGGAAGCGGCGTGGAGATAGGCGCCCGACGTGCCGACGAGGATGACGACGGCGAGGAGCCACAGCGTCTTGCGCTCGGAGGGCAGGTCACTCCAGCGACCGGCGCGAATCAACTGCATCAGCATGGTCGTTCTCCTTTGTTCATGGCTGCACCGGAGGATCAGGGAGCGCGGATTCGCGTGAACCGATCCAGATATGTTCTTCAGCCTTGCAGCCGTCGCGGGTGCCTTCCTTCACGAGCCAGCCAATTGCTCGTTCAGCGTCCTCTCTCCGAGCGAAGCGCATGGCACACTTCGCTCGATGGTGCAGCGTGCCATCAATCGCATCGGTCCATTCGTCGCCGCGTCCCGTCCACCACTGCGGCGTGGAACTCCCGAGCGCCACGAGCCACGCGACCTGTTCTGTTGCTTTGTTCATTTGTCGGTCCCCCTAGGTGTCCGCGCGTGTAGTCGCTGCAATCGTAGCCACACTACGATTCGGGGCATTTCGTGAAACCATTAACCGATAGATAGCGGTCAGAGCAGATTGAACAGCAAGGTCGCGCGGCAACGGATGTTGGCTCACGCACGATTGAATGTAGTCAACGGCCGCGTCCCAATCAGTGTCCAATGGCTCCTGTCGGTCCCCCTCGGTGTCCGCCCGCAGTAGGGCCTCCATCATCTCAGCACAGACCGCAAACGCCTTGGCCTCACCAGCCGCCCGCAGACGATCCGGCGTCAGTGTCCCTTCGACAGAGAACTGCCCAGCCATTAGCGCCATCGAGCGAAACTCCTTCGCTAACACTTCAATGTGCCACCTGATCCCTGAATGCTTGCGTTTCATTTCATCTCCCTCTCCGTCACGGCGATGGCTTCTTGCAGCACGTGCTTCACGTTTTCGGCTTCCTCAGCGGATGTGTGATCCGTCCATTCAATCGAATCGAGGAACCCCAACGCAGAGTCTGCGGCACCTCGCAGCGTGCTTGTCGCTGAAGTTGGCTCCTGTCGGTCCCCCTCGGTGTCCGCCCGCGTTGGCGGTGCCTCGTTTAAGTAGCCGCGCCTAAACCAGTTGGGGCGTTCTGCGTCAAGCTCGCGTGCCCAACCAGCAACAACCATCGGGTCGATAGCCGACACGCCATTCGCCGTCGCATTTCGCATGCGCTCCACCAGCGTCGAAAGCGACCGCTTCGATGGGTCATGCAGCGGACAGCCGAACTCGCCGCGACCCGTCCAGCAGGAACAAGTCTCAGGCTCCTGTCGGTCCCCCTCGGTGTCCAGCACGGCCGCACGTAACTGAGAAGCCGCAGCAATCATCGCTTCGCCGCGGCCTTGCGCGCGATCTCGCCGGTCAGGTGGGAAGTCGAGGGTGTTCGCGTCTGCGAAATGACTCTCGATTTGTGCTTCAAACCGTTCCATCAGCGCTCGGAGTCGTCGGGTGCGGGCGTCAGCCGTCATGGCTGCACCGGAGGATCAGGGAGCGCCACAAACGCGCCGGGGTGTTCCTGCTTGATATGCGCGGCCATATCCTCATACGTGCAGAACGTGGCCCCACAGGGCGAACGATACGGATTGCAATCGCTGTTACATCGGGGCGCAGGACTGGCGTCCCCCTCGGCTACTGAGCGTTCGGTCATGCAGTCACCACAGACAACTTCCAGCATCGGTTGGTCGCAGAGATCGCAGCGTTGTTCTGGCTCCTGTCGGTCCCCCTCGGTGTTCGCCCGTGGCGATTGGAGTGCTTGAATCGCCGCGATGATATTGGCGTGCCAGCTGTCATGCTCGCGCGGATAGGTTCCAAGAACCAGTTCGATGCGGCCCTTGATGTAATCCCAGCCTTCGACTTGTGCGTTCAGGATGGCGATCTCTTTCTTCGCGTCTTCAAGGTCTTGGAAGACAGTGCCTGAGTGCTCCTGTCGGTCCCCCTCGGTGTCCGCCCGTGGCTTCCATTCCTGACCGTCAATGTCATGTGTCACGCCGGGGATAAGAATGGGGCGGTCATCGCGGCACTCCACGCAAGTGCAGGGCGTCATGACGCCATCACCGCCAGCGCATTTCGCGGAACAAAAGCCAGCGCCATCAATGGGGAATCCGCAGGTTGAACAGTTTGGAAACGGCCCATGTTTTGGCTTCTTGTGAACCTGTCGGTCCCCCTCGGTGTCCAGCACGGCCTCAAGTTCGTCCGCGCAAATCAGGAACCCTGTCGGACGATTGGGACGACTGGAAATCTCTCGCCATTTCGCTTCTAGCGCTCGGAGTCGTCGGGTGCGGGCGTCGTCGGTCGTCATGGTTGTCTCCAGTTCACCGGCCCGACCGTGGCGAAGAGTGGGTTGATTGCGCCGTGCGACAGCAGCGTGATGTAGATGTCCTCTCGCCCAGCACACGCAACCGTTCTTCGTCGGTCAGCGTCCAGCGGGTGATGACTTGACCATCTGGCGTGCGAATCGAGGGCAAGTCGCGGTATTCGGTCTGATGCTCAGCGATGACAACGGCCCGTGAGCCTTCAGGGACCAGTGAGGGATCGACGCGCGGGTCAGCGATTTCCATTGGTGTTCTCATATCGCTTCGTTGACAAGTTGTAGACCATGCCTCCGGCCGAATGTCGCTGGAAGCTCTGAAGATCGTGCGAAGCCTGCGGCCGTGAAATGCCGAACTTCCGCATCAGGTGCTCCCGATTGATGAACCCGTAGATGTGCAGCATGTCGGCAATGAATGCCACGCGCTGATTCTCGAACCATCGACTCATCGTCCTGGCGCTCGGAGTCGTCGGGGTGCGGGCGTCATCAGACGACATACACATCATCCGCGCGCGGCCCCTTGGCCCCGGACGCGTCCTCGAATTCGACTTCCTGCCCGACGGTCAGCACTTCAAACCGGACGTTCTTGCAGACCGTCTTGTGCGCGAAATAGTCCTTTCCATCCTGACCTTTGATGAAGAAAAATCCTTTCTCGAGGTGCAACGACTTCACGGTGCCGGTCATACGCGTCTCCTTCTGCCAACCCATGCGATCAATGCCAAGACGATTAATCCTGCGACGATGCCGATCGCGACGTCGAGGATGGTGGTCATTTAACCTCGTTCAGCAGTTCGAAGTATTCAGACGGCTGCTGATGTTTCATGTCGACGTCGACATAGTGTGATATGCGAAACCACATCAGCAAGAATCGAATCAGTGCACGCTCTGTTCGTTCAGTCATGCTTTTTCCTCCCACGCGACGCAGCCGAACGTTGCCGTCGTGCAGAGATCAATATTGTAAAAGTCAGACAGAAATTGGCACTTGATAAAAGGACTCGGTTCCCGCCCTATCGGAAATGTTGTCCAGTGCTTGCACGTCTCGCACCGCGGCACCAGCATGTAGGTCTCCTCTGGCTTGAACGGCGTCAGCTTCTTGATGGCCGCGGTGCACAACTCGGCTTCGTGCTCCGTCAGCGGGCCGCCGCCCGACGTCAGCTCGTCTTCGATCGCTTCGAGCCAGTCGTTGATGATGATCATCGCATCCCTTCCTCTTCGCGCAGCATGATCCGCCGCTGATACCAGCGAATCAGCAATGGAATGCCGACCACTGACCGACGATTCGGGAGGCCGCACTGCGTCAGGCGCGCACCTCGGTGCACCTCCGGACCGACGACGCCGCGCAGATCGGGCGGATCGGGCTGGCGCATCAGATGCACGAAGCGGTTCATCAGCGACGGGGAATCAATTCGCATGCGCCACCTCCGTTACCATGAGATCCGCCAGACCCAGAGCGCCGCGAATGCCGCGATGAGCAAGATATTCCGCGCCGCAATCCACCAATCCCGGTTGGTCATGGCGTCCAACCTCAATCCAACTCGCATACCGCGTTGTTGCCACTCAACTGAGGATGCGTCCCGGCCGGGCACTGCCCGCCGGCCACGTCGTCGAGCACGAAGCTGTCGTAGCACGTCCAGCGGCAGGTGGACTTCAGCACGAACCACTCGTGCGTCCAGGGGCGGTAGACGGCGGGATCGTCGATGCCGTCACCGTCGTAGTCAGCAGCCGGCAGCACGACGTCTCCGTTGAAGCCCCAGTAGAACTCGATGACGATCGGGTTGTTCGCCGCATCGTGGGAGCGGATGTGCCACTTGAGGTAGTTGTCGACGACGGTGACGGTCGCGGCGCTGGCGTATTTCGAAAGGTACTTGCCAGGGACGAAGCGCTGGGCGCCGAGCGTGGCGCTGAGGACGACGATGATTAAGGCGGTTTTCATACAGGCGTCCGTTTCTCATCTATATCGGTTGTTGTCGAAGTGGTAATCTGGCGAATGGTTCTAACCGTTCGACTTTCACCACCACGAACCCAATCCAGCCATTCGACAAACTCAGTAACGGATTGATTTCTTTTCGCGTAGTTACAGGTCGGACAAGATATGGCGTAATTAAAAAACTCGTCGCTGCCCCCAAGCGACCGCGCTTCTATGTGGTCGACATGGGAAGTATGCAGACTTATCTTGATTCCGCAATACCAGCAGAACCAACCGTGAATATCCGCAAGCCGACGCAAGACCACCTGTCTTTCACGTTGTTGGCGTCCCCGCTTTGTGCCTGAGTGGCTGGTGCGATGCGGAACCCGCTGAGCTATTGGAACTATCCGGGGACAACTACTCATAAGAAATCCCTAAACCACGCCCGCAGGCATGGTAAGCAGAACCACGTCACGTCATCTGGCCCCTTCGTCCGCATGACGTCCAGGCGCTGGCAGATGGCGCAGGCAAACGTCACCACTTGATCTGCTCCTCATCGACCATCGGCTCGGCTGTCTTCGGCTGATAGCCACTGCGGATTCGCGCCGCCCAGGCACGAGCGCGCGCCGCATCCAGCTCGTTGTAATGCTTCTTCGTTGGGTCCGCTTCCTTGCCGGCGAAGTAATCCAGCCGTGCCGCGACCAGATCCAAGTAGTCCGGTGGGCACTCGCTCATGTGGCGCCCTGTCATGTCCGGCCCGGTCCAGTCCTTCGGACTCTTGGCCTTGATGAGCGGGTCGCCATACTTGCTGTCAAGGTCGACGTGCAGCGCCACGTCATCGGTCGGTTTCGGCGTGGCGGCGCGCTTCGACTTCGACAGTGCCAACAGGGCTTTCAGCGTGGCATCGATGCTTTTGAGTAGGGCAATGTCGATGGAATCAGACATTAGAACTCCTCTGGCGAATACAACCCAGCGACCACATCCGGATAGACCAACCGCGCCAGCTTCGAGGATGCTCGCGCGACCAACATGTCCGATGGATTCTTCGTCCAGCTGCCGCCATTCTTCACGAGGCCAGCCGCTTGCGCTTCTTCAATCGTGTACCGCAGTTCCATCGGTTCTTCGCCTTCGCGCGTCGTCGTGAACGTCGCCGCCGACGCCGTGCGCTCGGTGCACCGGAACGTCTTCGCCTTGCCAGATTTCAGCACCAAGGCTCGGAGGGCATCCGCCGCCATCGTGGGTTTGCCTTCGACCACGTGAAACGCGCGCAGGCTCGCCATCGCCGAGAGGCCCAATTCACGGCCAGACAAGACCGTCGACAACACGGCTTCAGGCGTGCCGTAGGCGCTGAACAGGCGCGCCTTGAACAGCAACTGCGCCAACTGCACGGCCTGGTTCATG